TGTTCAACGCACCAACGACAACCCCTCCGACCGTGCCCGTGCTCTGCGCGAGGAAGTGACCCGGCAATCTCGGGGGGAGCAGTCGAATGCGGAATTTGCAGGTGCCACACCCCCACCCAAGCCCGGCGCTCCCGCGATCACGGACCCAGCGGCCAAGGGCAACACGCCTGTCGTAGGCGACCCTTTCGGCACCGGGCACATGCCGCTCACGCCGGACAACCCTTTCGCGCCCGCCGTGCCTCAGACCACACCCACAAGCGCGGGCGGCCCCCCTCGTCGCCCCGTCGATCCGTCCACCGTTCGCCAGCCTGCGCCCCGCGTAGGTCCTCCGACCGATGCCGCAGGTAATCCTGCGTCTGAATCAAACCCCGTCGCCGGGACTCCGGCAGAGCTTCGCCAGATGGCCCGCGACTCGGCAACGGGTCGCACGGTCAGCACCTCCGGTACGCCCGGCGTCAAGCAGTGGCCGACCGGCGCACCCACCCAGGCGTCCAATTTCCGCCGAGAGATCAGCAGTCAATATGGCACCGGCTCCAACGTCAGCCGTCAGCCCGGCCAAGGTCCCGCCACCATGGTGGACAACATGGGGCGCACGGTGCCAATGGCGCAAGGTCTGGCCGATCAGAGCGCAGTGCAGGCCACCAAGCTTGGTCCGAACGCCGGGCAAGCCGGGGAGGACTACTACAATCCGGCAGCCATCAGGAAAAGCGTGGCCGACCGTCAACAGGCACAGGCCACCAAGGACAAAGCCAAGGCGCTCGCGGACAATCAAGACGATGGCGGTGGGGAAGAAGAGACGGACGACGAAGAAGGTGATCAACAGGAAGCCTGATCTATGAACTCTCGCCTCACTCTTGCCGCCGTTCGGGCCATCCTCTCACCGATGGTGGACCCTACGAATCCCACCAATCCTCTGTTCTTGCAATACCTCAACGAGGTGTTGGAACGCTATACCAACAGCGGAAAGTGGAAGGGCAACGTCGTCACGTTGAAGATCGCCTCGTCAACCGGTGTCATCACGCTGCCGTTCGACTACGCCGCCGTGCTGGCCATGACCTACGACACGGTGCCCTACCCCGTGTTCACAGAGTTTCACCAGTACGTCGAGGAAGGCCCTGGCAAGGTGGACGATACGCTGCACTGGCCCGGTCTCCTGATCGCACTACCAGGCGGCTATTGCACCCAGGCCGACCCCACTGCCGCGAGCACCATTCGAGTTTACTCCTCTGCCGGAGACAACGCCGCCGTGGTTCGCATCTACGGCAAGCTCAACGGCGAAATCGTCTATGACAGCGATGGCAACGAAGGGGAGCAGGTCACGCTGGCCGCCCCGTTCGTCGCTACCACCAACCAGTTCGACGAGATCACCGGGTTCACCAAGCCTCTCACCAAATCGCGGGTGTACCTCAAAGGCTGGGACGGCACCACCGAAACCCTGCTGGCCACCTACCAGCCGAACGAGACGGTGCCGGTCTATGCACGCTACCAGACGGGTGTGTGCGAGAAGGAGATCCGCATCATCTGCCAGCGCCGGTTCATCCCGGTGTCAGCCGAGACAGACTTCGTGATCCCCGGCAATATCTCCGCGCTGCGCGCCGGCCTCCAGTCCCGCCTGTTCGAGGATGCTACCGACCCCGATGCCGCCGACGCCTCTTTCACCCGTGGGCTGAACTTCCTCAATGACGAGGCCAAGGCTTTCCGAGGAGGTGGTCGCGCCACTATCAACTACAACCCTACTCCGTGGTGCGTGACACTGAGTCAGAACGCAACCTGACCATGGCTGATGCTTTTACACAACTCGGCATCTCCCGCCGCCCTGCCGACGTTCTGTTTGGCCGCCCGGACCTGTCTGGCGGCACCGCTGCCGGATGGTCCTCTGCCGCCGTCGCACAAGATGAGGCGGACAAAGTCGCTCGGGACGAGGAGCAGGCAAGGGCCGACGCTCGTGCCGCCCAGGAGGACGCTCGCGCCGAGGCTGCTCGGGTGCGTGAAGGGGAGGCCGCTGCTGACGCCTACATCAACGCAGAGCCAAGCAACCGGGAGAAATTCCTCGGCAATCCTGCTCTCGTCGGCTCCAAAAGGTTCAAGCAGATTGCTCAATTTCAACAGCTTGGACCGAGCCATGCAGACAAGACGTTGCAGAACCAAATCGCTCTGCGAATCGAACACCCGGATGACCAGAAAATTTTCCACGAAGCGGTGGCCGCAGGCGAAGGGACGTGGGTGGGCAAGCAGAAGGCCGACGAGAACAAACGCAATCGCGAGTTCGACTCCAGCCTCGCGGCTGTGGGGGTCCACCCTAAAGTGTCAGAAGGCATTCGGTTGAAAGAAGGTAACTCTGACGCAGTTCGCGAGTTCCACGTTTCCAAGAACAAGATGGAAAATGACCGAGGCAAAGACCCCGAGGCAAACCGCCTGCGAGAGCTTTACAAGAACGCTTCCGAGATGGCAACTCACAGCGCCAAGATGGACCCGACTGGTATGGGTCAGGCCGATCCAGAACTTGTGAAGAGGATGCTGGCACATGGGAACGCTCTTGACACCTACCTCTCTGGCAAGGCCAAGCCCGCAGCTCCGGTTGGTGCAGGTACCGTGCTTGCTCCGCCCCCAGCGGCAGCACCCGCAGGGGCACCACTCAAGAACACGCTTCGCAGCATGGCCCCAGCAGCGTCAGCTCCCAAACCTGAAAGCCTGCCACTCGGCTCCGCCGAAGAGGAACAGCAGGTGTTGCGCGAGGAGATCAACAACCCGGACAACGACGAGAACTCCTACTCCAACCTCATTGCTAACCCGAACGTCCCGTTGGCAGACAAGCAGGCTGCACTTGCGAAGCTTCGCGCCTATGTAGCCAATCCGAAACCGGACCCCACTCTCACCTTGCCGCAGGTGTTTGCGCGTCGCGAGGAACTGAGGAAGAAATTGGCCGAGGCCGAAGAAGAAGTGAAATTTCATCCTGAGCGAGAGCAGTTCAACCGTGCATGGGACACTTCCAAGGCAGGCATTGATGGCATCGTTGAAAGGACAGCCGCGAAACTTGGCGTTTCTAAGCAGAATCTCATCAACTCATTGGTCGCTGGCGATAAAATTGAGATACCAGGCCGAGAAAATGATCGTGGAGGAATCTCAATCCCGCAGATGTTGGCCGAACAATGGAAAGAAGAACTGCCGGGCGAGTTTGACAAACCTCACCAAATTTGGTCAACTGAAGCGAGACCGCTCACCCCATTCAAAAACTCCCCGTTCGCTGCACGCCTCGGCACCAAGGTTGGGCCGGTACCCCTTCGCCAAACATGGGGTGATGTGCTGGATGCCTATGTGAAGGATCAAGTGTCGGCAGCCCCCGCAGCCAGACCCGCGACGCCTGCCGCCCCTCTCAAGATCAAGTCCATAACCCCCTTGAATTAAATGCCCTCTTACCTCGTAGAATTGGAAGGCGGCAAGAAGTATCAAGTCGAGGCTGAATCTCCACCGACCGAGGAGGATATTCAGCAGTATCTGGGAGGTCAAGCGCCACCCGAAAAGAGCAAACCTTTGGTGGACATCTCCGACACCTTGTCTGGCGCAGCTCACGCTCTGTCCGGTCTGCCCACGACGGTGCCCCACGCCTATCATCAACTCAGCGAGGGGCTCAAAAACCCGTGGCAGCGCAGCGAGAGCTACAAAACGTCGGCAGAAGCCATGCGCAAATACCAAGAGGAAACCGAAGCGGCCGAGAAGGCCGCCGAGGAATCCGGCGACGCAAGTTGGCTGGGCAGTGGCATGCGACAGGCGGGGCAGAGCCTCGGATTTTCAGGTGGTGCCATGGGTGCAAGCCTGGTCGGCGGTTCTACCGCTGGCACTGCTGGCCGCTACCTTGGCGGTCTGGCCAGCCCCGCAGGTGCCGTTGCTGGTGAAGTGGCCGGACGCACGCTCGGTGCTCTCGGTGCCAGCTATGGCGCAGCTTACCGCATGGCCGGGGCACAATTTCTCGACGATGCCAGAGACGAGTTGGAGGCAAAATTTCAGCAGCACCTTGGTCGACCGATGACCGAGCAGGAGCAGGCGGAGGCGTACGCAGAACTTAAACCACTTGCGGAAAAGTTCGGGCATGCCGAAGCCGGTCCAGAAGCAATCGGCAATCTGGCGCTCGGCCTCGGCGGTAGGTATGTTCTGGGCCTTGGGCGCAAGAAGCTTGTTCAACTGGCAAACCAGTCTCTCCTCAAAACCGGGGTCAAGAAACTGGCCGCCGGGATCGGTGCTGAAGCTGTCGAGCTTGGCGGTGAAACAGCCACGCAAGTCGAGCAGAAGCGCCTCGAAGCAGAGAAACAAGCGATCCTTCGCGGCGAAGATCCAAACTCTGTTGCACATCCTGATCGCAGTATGGCCGAATATGGCACCGCTTTGGGCGAAATTGCCCCAGCAACGGTGGCGCAGTCGCTGCTTGGTCTTGGTGCAGGCACCGCCTACAAAGGCATCAAATCTGCCGTCACGCCAGCCGGGGCCGTGCCCGTCCCCGCAGCCCCCACTGACGGCACGCCTGCGCCCGTCAACATCCAGACCCCCGTCGTCTCCAACGGTCAGACCATCGCCTACATCCCGCAGGGTTCTGACCTGACACCCGACGACGTGGCTGAGTTTGCCGATGACCCCGAGACACTCAAGAAGATGGCCCGTGAAGGCAAGATCACACTGCCCGAGATCGTCACACCCGTCCCCGGTGTGAACCCTGCCATCACGCAGGAGATGAACGCCAACGTGGCCGCCGGTGCCGCGCTGGCTCCCGGCACTGTGGAGGCGCTGCAAGCGTCACAGGCCGCCACTGCTGAAGTTTCCACCGAGCCTGGCGAGTTCACTCCTGCCCCGATCAAGGACCCCGGTGAAGTGGACAACCCGATCAACGAGCCGAAGGGCCAACAAGTTTCCCCCGTTACCACTGAAACAGAAACCCCCATTGTGCCCGCACAGGGCGAAACGTCAACAGCAGAAATTCAACCCACCCAAGACCATGCCGCTGGAACAAAAAACATCGAGGAAGGCGTTCGTGCAGAACCTGCGCCAGGAGATCAAAGCCGGGAAGTCGAAAGCCCAGAGTCTCGCGATAGCGTACTCCGTGCAGAGGAAGAACGAGCACAAGAAGTAGCTCCGAAAACCTTCCGTCGGCTGACGACCGAAGAAACGAAAGGCCTCCAAGACATGGCCCTGCATCGTTTCAACGTTGATCCCGAGATTCTTCAACGTATTCGCGACAAATTGGGCTTCGACATCAGCCCGGACCAAGCGGCTGCCGTGGCCGTCGAGTTTGTGCAGCAAGCCCGTGAGCGGGGGGAGATGGCACTGATCGGCGACGCATTGGCGGATCAGCCTGAATGGGCTTACCGCGACGCGTGGAAAGCTCTGAACCCTCCTGCCAACATCAACGTGTGGGCTCCGCAGATCAACGAGCCTGCTGCGGCCAATATCAATGGCCATACGGTCGTCGGCACTGTCGGCGCTCCACTGCCGGGGGGAAAGACCAATTTCCACTACAACTGGAACGGCAAGCCTCAGACCGCCACTGTGCCAGTCAGTCAACTCTCGCGCCCCGTCACCGCGCTGTCCGAAGCCCCGCGCTACATCTACACGCAGGAGCAGAACAGCCGCAAAGCGGGCAAGCACATTCCAGTTACGCCGGGGGTGCATGAAAACTTCAACTTCCGTCAGGCGTTCGCCTCGATGGCCGAAGACAAGTCGCTCTCACGCATCTATCAGGAGATCGCCCGCATCCTGTCCAAGATGCCGCAGTTCACCAACATGGACCTGCACATCGTCGCCGATGGCCGCCGACCCTACGCTGGTGAGTACACTCACACCAACGGCAGGTCCGCCATCGCCATCAACCTGCGGCAGGTCGCCCGTGGCAAGGTGGATGCGCTCGGCACTTTGCTGCACGAAGCACTGCATCACGTCACGCTGGCCAAGGTCCGCGATCCGCAGGGCGACGTGGAGCTGGACGCCGCGCACGCTCTCAACAGCATCCGTCTGAAGCTGGCCAAGGTGGCCGGAGCAGAACGGTTCGGCTACGAGCTGGGCAGCAACGAAGAGTTCATCACCGGCGTGTTCACCCACCCCGGCTTTCAAGACTTCCTCGCGTCACTGCCGGAGGACTTTTCTCCCGGGTCGCACGCGGGCAAGTTCCGTTCGCTGCTCAGTGAGATTTTCCGCCGCATCGCCGAACTGGTCACAGGCAAGCACGTAGCCAAGGGCAGCACGTTGGAACAGTCCATGGCTTCCATCCTGGCGCTGTTCGAAACACCCCACCGTGTGCTCGATCTGGGGCCGTTGCAGAAGCTGGGCCCAGTGCAGAGCCGAGCCGAAGGCTACCGCTCCCCCGCCGACCTGCTGGCCGAGACCGCTGCCAAGATGCGCGGCGAGAAGTCTGAAAAGCCTGCGGGCCTCAACAGCATGTTCAACCCGAAGCCGGGTCGTCCGGCCACCGGTGAGCGTACGCTGTTCGAGACGCCGAAGAAACCTGCCATCAACCTCACCACCGCCTACCAGAAAGCGCAGACTGGCCGCAGCACGGCATGGGTGCCCATCAAGGACGTGTACGAGCAGGCCAAGGCATCTGACCCGTCACTGACGCCCGAGGCGTTCATGGCTCACATCAACGAGCAGAACGACACCGGCGGCATCATGGTCAGTCCTGTGGAGCAGGTGTCCACGGTGGAGGCTGCCAGACCGTTTGTCGTTGGCGCGGCTGGCGTGGAGATGCTGGTGCCTGAGATGACTCCAAAGAGCGAGGCTGAGAGCAACGTCACACCTGAGCAAGACGCCGAGTATATGCAGGCCGTGAAAGACGGCGATGTCGCCAAGCAGCAGGCCATGGTGGATGCGGCGGCGAAGGCTGCGGGGTATGACAAACTGCTCCACCACGGCACACCTGAGAGCACTTATACGCCGGGCGAGTGGGTTGGAGGTGATGCCTCGAACAGGTCGAAGTTGGAAGAAATGGCGTCTCGTTTCGGTATCAATGGATTCGATGCAGTAGCGAGCGTTCTTGAGCGGTGGAAAGAGTCTGGGATTCTTTCCAAGAAAGGCGCAACCGATGAAGACGTTGCCAATGCTAGAACATGGCAGAATCAGGCCAAAAGCGGATACCAATCCAGAGGAACCCACGCGCTGAACTTTAATGAGTTCGAGATGCCAAGCGGCGAGCAGGAATTAGGCACCCATCTTGGCACCGTGGAGCAAGCCCTAAACTTTGGGGAGTACGCTCATCCGTTTTTTGTAAAACTTGGGCGCGAAGTCAGGCTGGCAGATTTAGGCACTTGGGATTATCAAGCCGTTATGATGGCCCTCAGAAAGAAGGGGGTTAAAATCTCTGACGCGGAGTATGAGGCTGTTTACAACGCCAATGATAACAACCAAGCATTGAGAGAATTACTTATCAGCAAAAGCGTAAATTCCATCGTTTATAAAAACGAAGCGGAGGCGAGAGGGGACAGCTACATCGTCTTCAACCCCAACCAGATCAAATCCGCCGACCCCATCACCCGCGATGCCGATGGCAACGTGATCCCGCTCTCGCAACGGTTCAATCCCGAGAGCAACAGTACGCTTTACAGTCTGGCCGAGGAGCAAGGTCCCCCCGGCGTCACTGACATCGGCGGCGAGGCCGAGCCTGCCGATGGCAAAGGCACCCAGCTTCACCAGAAGGAGCCTACCGCCATCGGCTCGACGTACACCACTCCCGCTGACATCACGCTGCAAGAGAAGCGCACTCAAGAAGAGACGCTGGCGAAGGCACGCACCATCATTGGTGAAAGCATCAAAGCCGATGGTCCGATCAAGGGTCGTCGTGCCGCACTTGATCGCTTTCGTCTCGACACCAGCATCCCGCCCGAAGTGCGTGCAGCGGGCACCGGCATGATTGCCCAGCAGTCCGACATCATGGCGAACCTCGAAACAGGTCCGCAGCAGTTGCTGCTCGACGAGATGACGGACGAAGCGGCCAAGCTCTCCGGCGTCATCGCCTCCGACCCCGACTCCTTCCAAAACCTCAAGGCCGACGCCAACCTCAACATCGACAAGATGGCCGAGGAGGCCGGACGAACCCTGAACATTTTCAACGTGTTCCGCCGTCTGACTCCTGAAGGATTCCTCCGCCGTATGACGCGTAAGTACAACGACACTGTGCGTGAGAAGGTGGGACAGAATTTTGATGTGCCGGTTGAGAAGGTGGAGAGTGAGATCGCTCTGCTGCGTCGCATGGCGCGGGAGTCCACGTCGCCGGAACGGCGCAAGGCAATCCTGGCCGCGATCAAAGCTTACAAGCAGCACGACATCGACGCCAAAAAGCTGATCGAGGCCCTGTTCCCGCAGGCCGGGTTCCGCGCCCGCATGAACAAGGGTGGTGAATCGCTGGTGCGAGACTTCTTCCAGATGATGGCTGGCCCCCGTGATGGCAAAGGCCCGCTGGCCGAGTTCGACGAGACCATTCAAGGCGCTCTGTCCAGCATGCTGCGCAAAGTGATGGAGGCGCAAGGTCTTGTCGCCAAGAACGCCAGCAACCAGATGACCGACATCGACAAGATGGTGCGCGCCGTCAGCGGTGATGAACTGCGCTTCGACAAGATCGCTGCCGCCGATGACGCGATGCAGCAGGAGCTGGCCAAGATCCAAGACCCCGAACGCCGCACCACGTTGCAGCAGGCGTGGGAGGAGGCCACGTCCAAGATGTTCACCAACATCGCTTCAGATGCCACCGTGCGCCGCGCCATCAACGCTGAACTGAAAAGTGCGAACGTCGATTGGACGAAGATGTTCGACACCAACCAGCAGCCGACCGCCATTCGCGGCAGGGTGGTGGACGCCGTGATGGGTAAAATAGAAGCACTGCTCACCGATCCAACGGACCCGACCGTGAAGCGCAATCTCAGCATGCTGCGCGACGAGGTGTCGAAGGCGTTCGACTTCATCTCGGACGTGAAGCACAACCAATGGCTGGCCCAGCGTGAAGCCGTGGAAGCTCGCCGCCGGGTGGCCGAGCACCGTGCCGCGTTCATGGCAGCCTTGCGCAACCAAGGTGTCGCGGAGCAGACCATCAACCGCATCAGCGAGAAACTGGCAGGACCGCAGCGCGGCAAGCCAGATCAGAACCCCGTGTCCGCTCTCGTTGGCGAGCACATGAAGGAGGAAGTGCCCGACTTCGTGGACAAGATGGTCGCTCTCGACGTGGACCGCGCCACCGCCGAGAAGCTGGACAAAGCCGCCAGCACTCTGCGCACGGAGATCGCCGCTGCCGAGAAGCTCAAAGCCGCTGACCGCGCTGTGGCGGCACTCATGAAGTCTCTCAAGCCGAAGCCCCGCGCTCCTCGCGAGAAGATCGAGAAGTCTCTCAAAACCCTCTTCACCGCCGACGCTGTGGGCGCGCTCGATGACCAGGCTTTCTTCGATGCGTTCGGCGAAGCTTTTGGCATGCCACCGCTGAACGGCGAACAGCAGACCAAGATCAAGAAGCTGATTCGCGAAATCAACTCGCTGCCCAAAGGCCCCGCCCGTCTCGACAAGCAGCAGGACCTCGACGAAGAACTTGCCCTGTGGAAAGGCATCGCCGCCCGTGACGTGCTGCTCTCCGCGTGGTATGCCAACATCCTCTCCGGCGTCTCCACGCAAGGCATGGGCATGCTGGGCAACCTGCTCAACTTCGTCCCGCGCTCGCTGTTCAACGCCATCGCCAATCCCCGCAGCGCCGGTGCCTACTTCAAAGGTGCGTTCGGTGAAGGGCTCGCCACCGGCATCGAAGAAGCCAAGGCTGCGCTGAAGGGCCGGGGTCTCTACAAAGTCTCCAAGTATGGGGACAAGAATCTGGTCAGCGCCTTGGAACTGCTGCGCAAGAAAGGCCCGTCCACGCTGCCCGAGTGGGTGGCCTACATCGCCAGCGGCGGCACCCGTCTCCGCTACGTCTTCCGCATCATGCAGGCCATCGACGCCCTGGCGTGGAACACCGCCCGCGAAGGGCATGCTTATCTCGCTGCACACCGTGCGCTGCTTGCGCAGGAGAAGGAGTCCGGCCAGAAGCGCAGCCCTGAAGAGTTTTACAAGGCGTTCATCGACAGCCTCGGCGGCGACACTGCTCAAATTGAGGAGGACCTGCGCGCCGCCCGCCAGACACTCATTGACGCGGGACAGACTCCTGCCCTGCTCACCGTGGACCGCATGGCCCGCGATGCGCGCAACGCCCGTCGTGCGGCTGGTGGCGTCAAAGCAGGCAACCGTTTTGCTGACCGCATTGTGCTGCAACAGGAACCGGAAGGCTCGGGCAGGTTCATCAGCAGTCTGATCGACGTGTTCCAGAAGAAGGGGAACATCCTTGGCCTGCCTGTGGGGCAGATGCTGATCCCCTTCAACAAGATCGTCTCCAACCTGTTCGAGCAGTCGCTGGACTACACGCCAGTCGGTGCTCTGCGCGCCTACCTCGGCGGCCATCTGTCGGACGTGAAGGGCATCAACAGCAAAGGCCATGCCGAGTTCAAGGAGGGCGCACAGCTTTTCGACCAGATGGAACGTCGCGAGCGCGCCATGGCCGCCACCGCCGGCATGGCTGCATCCGCCATCATCTACGCACTGGCGCACGCCTACAAGGATGAGCCGGACGAGGACGTGCCGTTCATGGTGTACGGCTGGGGTCCTGAGAGCAAGAACAAGCGCAGCCAGATGCCCAAGGGCTGGGTGCCCTACTCGATCAAGATGGGCGACCACTACGTCAAGTTTTCAGAAATGCCCTTCGGCATGATGTTAGCCGCCGCTGGCACTGCGATGGACGCCATGCGCTACAAGAACATGGACAAGAAGACATCCTCCGAGCGTCTGGCCTATGTCCTCAAAGCGTCGGCCAAAGGGTTCATGAACCAAGGCGTCATGTCGTCACTCGACACCGCCATGGAGACCATGATGTTCCAGGCCTCCGACAAGAAAATTGCCGACATCCCCGTCAACGCCGTCAAAGGCTTCGTGCCTGCACAAGGCCTGCTGCGCGACATCAGCACCATCTTTGACCCGTCGAAGGTGTCCAACGAGTCGCTGACCTCTGCCCTGCTGCGCGACATCCCGTTCGCCAAAGGTCTGGCCACCAAACCGGATCTGAACGTGTTTGGCGAACCGATCAAGATGGACGGCTACCCCATCATTCGCCGCATCGTCACCCACCGCGAGCCGCACGCCGTTGCAGACTATCTCGGCCGCAACGATCTGCACATCCCCGGCATGGAGCAGACCATCGAGATTGGCAAGTATCTGCCGAAAGCCGCCCATGACCGCATCCAAAGCCGGGCGCTGGAACTGGGAGCCATGGAGAACGGCCTGTTCACGCCGGAGCAGAACTATGAGTTCAAGAAGCGTGCGGGCGAACTGACCAAGGCTGCCGTGCAGGACATCATGCGGGAGATCCCGAAGGTTACTGACGACAAGCAGCGCAAGCATGTGCAGAGCGTCATCGACAAGAGGGTTGAAAATGCACGCAAGCGCGCCATGTTGGAAGCAGTACCATTGAAATGAAACGCCCTGCCAACGAATCCGTAGTGCCGCCAGGCGCACGCTGGAAATACCTCGACACCCTCACCGGCATCCCGTTTTCCACCAGCAACCTGACCGTGCTGCTGCAAGAGGTGCGGACGCAGCGCCGGGCCAACGGGTTCGAGATCGAGAGCGGCTGGGAGGCCGTGGTGCTGCATGAGATGTGCGAGCAGAATCCCAGCATCCCGTGCATCGAGGCCGGGCAGCAGGAGATCCCGATGACCGGGGATGACATAAAGCGGTTCCTGCTCACGCTCGAAGAGCAACTGGGCAAAGAGCTGGTCAGTGAGGAGGAGCACAGCCGCCGCGCCGACATCTGCCTGACTTGCCCGAAACTGGGCTACGTGTCATGCGTGTTCCCCTGCGGCTGGGTGAGCCGGAAGCTGACTGAGCTTCTCGGTGGTCGGCGGATTCACAGGCCGGCGGAGTTCTTCAAGAGGGGTTGTACCGCGTGCCACTGCGACGTTACGAGCAAGACGTACTACCCGCTCGACGTGCTCAAGACTGTTGACCAGAAGCTGGGGAAAAACCCTGACTACTGGGAGCACTGCTGGATGCGTGAGCCAGCGAAAGAAATTACCTCCGAAGAGCAGCGTCTTATCGACAAGCAGGAGAGCTGAGTTGGTATTTGGTACCATCGCTTGGACTCGAACCAAGAACTTTGACGCAATGTACACTTGCGGCCCGCCTCTACCAATTGGGCTACGATGGTTTCTGGAAAACAGAGTTCAGCAGACCAGACGATCCATTACCCAGCGCACAAAAAGATAATTCAGTCAGGCTTGTTCGCATTTTCAGCACCCGAACACTTCTCTGTCTGGCGTCATTCCAATCCGCTGAACTCTGTTTTCTTGAAGAGAGCCACCGCTCGGTTTCCCGATTACGCATGCACACGGCGGCATTTTCTCACATTTAAATCTACATCCGGTTTGCTTCCCTGTCGGCTCCCGTGGACCTGCCTTGCGGCGTGACAGCATGTGGTGTGGCTACTTCATATGGGTAAAGGTTCCGTGAGGAATTGGAACCTCATGATGCGCGCCAAAGTGGGAACGTCAACTGTTTATTTTCTTCCACCAGTGACGGGTTCAATCCGACCATCAGCTTCCCGTCGGACAATAACCGTGGAAAAGTTGAAGCCAATTACGTCAGGCAGTTTGTCTTTCTTGAGGAGCGCCTTGATCTTGCCTCCCAGGCGCTCAGCGTCACTGGCGAAGTATCGGTCCAACGGCCTGTCCGGGAACACGTACGGAGTGATCTTCTTTTTCGGCACAGGCAGCGCAGCCCGAATGCTTTCGACCGGGGCAAGTGCCAAGGCGGCCAGCCGTTTGAATAATCCACGTCTGTTGGTGTTCATAATGGTAAAGGTTCCGTGAGGAATTGAACAGCCTCCGCTCTGAACCCTTCCTGCGGCATATCAGACTACCACGATGTCAATTCAGTTTGGAGGCAGTTCGCCAAGTTCGGCGGGTCGTCCGCCTGAAGGGCCAAATGGCTTGCCCAAAGCGTATAGGTAATGAAGTGCTCACTCACCCTCTCGTAAGAGAAGCTTTTCAAGTATCCTGATCTACTTGCCAGTATTTCTTTGTCTTACGGGGATAACGGGATGCTGCTAGCGCCTTGAGCATAGTATGCAGAAACTTCTCAGTCTGTCAATCCGTTGTGATTGGAATCGTGCTCTGCACCCATCCCGCCGCAGCCACGATGTAGCCGTTGGTGGCGAACGTGCCGACCAGCGTGGCCACATCGGTCTTGAGCTTGGCGGCCAGGTCCGTGATCCGCATCTTCTTGCCGCTCAGGGCCTTCTCGATATCAGCACGGGTGATCGTTGTCACATTGGCAGGTTCTGTGGCCTTGGTGGCGGTGTGAGGCTTCGGCTTGGGCGCGGTCACGGGGATGACCGTCTCAGGCTCAGGAGCTTGGGCAGGTTGCTTGTCCTCATCGCCCCAGAAGCCGTCGTCTGCGGCAGCGTCCAGATCGTCGGACAGCTTCGTCGCTTCTGCGATGGTGGGAACCCCGGCAGGACTCCTATCCACTCCCCACCCGACCAGTGCGGAGTTCTTGCCGACAGGCAAGACAGCCCCCTTCGTCATAGCGACTTCGTCTTTGATGATGTAAGGTTCCCACTCCTTTGCGAGAGTCGGAGGAAACTTGGTGCCGCCCAGCACGATCTTCGCCAGCGACCCGTCTTTGCAGCCATGGATCAGTAGCGCCTGTTTCGGCACCAGTCCGCCACGGGCGCGCACCACACGGTCGCCATGGTCAACCGACTGGCAGTGGATGCGTCCGAGAATATCCTTCTCATAATCCTCCACTCCATAGTTCTCCGTGGCCCACATGTCGGCGATGAGCGGAGTGTCGGCCACGCCGATGATCTTGATCGCCCAGCGCAGGTAGATGTCCCATGGGATGCGCGGGTTGAGCCATGCCGGCTTGCCCAGATCGGCGATGAGAGGTTTGATGCGCTCGTCGCGCTCCATGTGCGCCGGATAGACGCCGCAGCCCATCATCATGGTGTCGTTCTCCTTGAACACCAGCTTGCCGTTGTCTTCGAACGGCGTCGGCACGACGTTGCCCATGAACGGTGCGCCGCGCATGCGGTAGTCCTCCAGCAGCTTGTCGGGCCAGCGGTGTGCGCCGGGGGCCGGGAGCATGTCAGGCTCCATCAACAGGAAGGGCTCGGTGTTGCCCATCAGGCCGAGCGCGTTGACGACTGCGGCGAAGTGGTTGTTGCAGGCCACCGGCGCGCCGTCACCGAAGTCCTTGTCAAGGGGATGGGTCTGCGCGCCGAGCTTCTCGGCAACCTCGTAGGCGGCGTCCTTGGCGGAGAGCGTGGGGAAGTAGATCACCTGATGTTCCTCCAAGCCGCCGAGCTTGAGAAGGCAGTCGGCTTGGGCGGGGAGGAGGTGCTTGTCGTGGGCGGATGTGGGGATACAAATTTTCATGAGAAGAAGTCGGGAGATTTTTTGGGTTCGAGGGTGGAGGTGGTCGGCGCATCTGGGTAGCCTAAAAATTCTGCACTTTTGCCGTCTGCACGCATACCGAACCTGACGGTGTGTTCAGGGAATTGCTTACCACGTACTAGACGCAGGAGTTCGAGGTAGAAGTTATCCATGGCCCAGCGTTTCTCTTCGACACTGTCCGGGCAGAACTCTGAACTGTGCAGGTTGCACTGCTGCCCGTCTTCCGATTGGATCAAAGCAGTCAGGAGGTTGGGGTGCTCAACAATGGTAAGAGTAAATTTCATAGTCCGTAATTCCTCATGGTCTGGTTGTATCGTTGAAGCTGCATCGCCTCGCCACGGTCGGTGAAGAACTGCGGGCAGCGTTCGACGTTGGCGTTGTACACGCGGTTGCGCACTTCTTCGAGGGGCAGGTTTTCTTCCGTTTTGGCAACCATTCTTACCACGTGGTCAAAGATCGGTGAGGCCTCGTAGCTGCCATACTGCCACAACTGTGGTGGCGTGATGTGCGTCTTGCGGTCTGCGGCAGGACGTTTGCTCTTGATCACGGTGCCATCGGGCAGCGTGACCACACCGTCGGCGACATACTGCGCGCCCGTGTTGCCGGGATAGATGCAGTCGGGTTGCCACAAGCAGGTCTCCTGGATGCGCGGGTGCTTCAACCCTTCGGCCACGGCCATGCAGGAGGACTGGTTGCCGATGAACAGGTCAGAGCCTGCGATCATGCGGGCCACTTCGAGGAAGTCCTTGGGTAGTTCAAAGTTAACTTGCCCAAAAGATTCGCAGAACTTGCTCCACTCATCTTGCAAACCGATGAAGGTGATGCGCTCGCCGTAGTGACGCACGATCTCGGCCCACGGGAACCGGTCATTGTTGTAGCGGGAGCTGCGGTTGACGATGACGCGGCCGGCGTAGCTGGTGTCAGGCTCCACGGTGAGCCACGGCGAAGCCACGTCCGGCATCTCTTTGATGAAGCCATCCTTGACCGCTGCCTGGGCATGGTTGTGGGCGAGGTTCATCCGGTTGTTGACGAAGCCGTAGCCCCGGAACCGCTCGGACTCCCAGTGCAACGTCTCACGCTTCCAGATGCGAACGGCGTTCACGTAGGGCTGCGCTTCGATCAGCGGCTTGATCAGGTGGGCACGGTGCAGGATGCCTGCTGTTGCCGGGCTGTCGCGGAGGTAGATGTCGCACGGCTTGCCTGTCGCCTTCAACGTGGCCAGCATCACCACGATGTCACCAAGATCCCCGTTGGTGGAAACGTTGAGCACGTCGTTCTCAAATCCTTCGCCGGGAAGGATGAGCGGCATCAGCGTCTGCTTCTGGTCCTTGTGAAAGAGCACCGCCTTGTCACCGATGACGGCCATGTCGCGGGGGAACTCGTGAAGGGTGGCGTCGCCATTCGCGTCGTAGCTGCCGTAGCTGTGGCGGATCAGGTCGGTGCGGCCAACCTGATCGGGGAAGTGGGTCACGATCCACTCGTCAAAGCCACCAGTGGTGAAGCCTACTGGCGCGTGCTCGAAAGCGTTTGGACCCTGGACCCCGATGCCCGTGAAGTTGTCAAACGGCGGGTTCATCTGCGCTGGGTAGAGATACTCTTTGCCGACGCGGTGATACTCGTCAGTGATCTTCTGCGCCCATCCGGCGACGAGCGGCGGGGAGTCGGCCTCGATCCATATGAACGCTTGGCCTTTCATCTGCTCCGCGACGTAGCGGAAGGACCAGTTGGCCACCTCGGGGTAGCGCATGTTCTCGGGCTCGGGTGCCGTGAAGACGCGGACCTCGGTGCCGTCGAGTTCGCGGCAGAAACGTACCAGACGTTCGACTGCACGGCGTTCGTGAGGCGCTTGGAAAAGGACGACGGGGAGGCAGGGGTTCATGATTTTATTTCCAAAGTTTCCATTCACTGGACCACGATAAATCTTCAACCGTGGAAGGCCCTGCCCACCAACCACAATCAAACCAGTGGTGGATACTGCGCAGCAGCAAACATGGCTGCCACAAAATCCAGCAGATGCCTGCCGACAGAATCGCTGGCACCGCCAAAGTGACCTCGAAAAATATCACGCACAAACGCAATATGTTGACAAAGAAGTTTAGGACAAATCTCATAAATCAGATTTTGCAAAACACGATGCAGAGTTGCGCCAGTGCCCCGTGCTGGGTGGCGTCCCATTCACGGTCGTTCCATTTCTCCCATGGAAAGTTGTCCACCTCCATCCGCAGATCCACCAATGACAGTCCGGCCTGTGCGCCAAGCTGCACGATCTCCTTGTAGCCGAAGTGGCGATGGTTCTGTGGACGGTCAACGAGGTTGATCAGGTCCCAGCTTGTCTTGTGATCCGGGTTGAACTTGCCCGCGTTGGGCGTGCCGTGCTGGAAGTCCTTGAACTTCTCATAGCAGGAGTAGAGGGGGACCAAGATATACATCGAGCCACCCTCGCGGAGAACCCGTGCCCAGTTTTGCAGGGCAGTCTCAGGGTCGTGCAGATGTTCGAGACAGTGGGCGCTTACCACCGTGTCGAAGATCCTGTCCTCCAATGTGGCGAGGTGGGTGGCGTCGCCGTCTGCCATGTCCCACCCGCGCACGGCGGATGGTGGTGGCAGTTTGATGGCGTCAGGGCCACAACCGATGTCAAGCACCGAGCCTTTCAGCCAGGCGTAGTCTCCAGCGCGTTCGCGGGCGGGGTGTGATTTGGTCATTTCGTCCATAAGATCAGATTTGATCGACAAGTTTTTGGGCGAGTTTTTTCATGCAGGGTTTGCAGAGATCGGGAGGACCGCCGAAGCCCGAACTGTGCAATCTGAATCCGAAGCGTAGCGACGTAGTAATGACACACTGCTTCATGGAGTTGGTGGGACTGCCGCTGTCCACCCCGAGGTAGGGTTTTCCCCACTTGGTTTCGGTTTCCAGTTTAGCGTTGTTGTCTTCGGCAGGCGCTTCGCAGAGATCGCAGAATTTCTTGGTCATGGGTTTAGACAGGTTCGAGTTTGTCATTCGTCAGTTTCTGCACCAGCCCCGGCAGCTTGGCCGCCAGCACGTCCTCCTGCACCGCACCGTCGTCAGACGTGAACGCCTCGATGCCTATGTGAGCGCCGCACTGGTCGATGATGCTGCGGTAATACTCGGCACCATGGGCGTAGTGCGCTGCCGTCTGCATGAAGAACGCGATGCGCTTGGCCACGGCTGCGGCGAGTGTCGGGTTGCACGGGATGGTCTTGGTCTCCTCGTCCTGCCAGCACATCAGAGCGAACTGGCTGGACTCGGCGGCGTAGTCGTAGGGCTTCTCGTCTTGCGGCACGCCGGACAGGTCCGGCAGCGTTTTGGTCTGGGCAGGCACGTCGTGGGTGCCACCGTTGGGGAGGTGGAGGATCATGCTTCAGAGGTGGTTTGAAAGTACGCTCGGGCACGAAAGAACCCATGCTCTCCCAGCGGGTTTGTGTCACGGTTCAGGATGTTCAACCAATACACTTCAAGAGCGACTGCGTCCTCGCCGCCAGAGCGACATTGAAGTTTCAGGAGGGAACAAGTGTTGTCGAGAACGGCTCCAAATTGCTTGGTGTAACCCAAGTCCACCAAGCAGACAATGGGGTGATCCAGAATCTCGATTCGCACGCCTTCAGCAATGGAATCTTGTCCGAAAGACATGGTGTGTGCAAAGGCGCACAAGAATTTGTCGAGCTTTTCTTTTTCGATGGGTTTCATGATATTCTGGTAAACTGAATGAACCCTGTGGACTTCGGCACCTGTGAAGATGCCGGGCGCAGGCCGGGGTAGTGCCATGAGCCGGTGACGATGAACTCGGGATTGGTTGGGACGCTGTTCTGAATGAAGTGCAGCCACTGTTGCAGGGGCCACTTGATGATGCAGTCAGGGTCAATGTTGTCTTCGGGAAACAGGTAAGGTTCGCCAGAACCTTGGCAGTGTGCATTCAGCGGCGTGATGAGCAGCAGGGTCTTAGCCGCTTTTTTGAGGAGGTCTCTCAGCGTTGGACCAAGCTCGGCGGGGTGAAGCTTCTCCACTCCTTCAAACACCAGATGGTCGTAGGTCTTCTTCGGTGATGACTTCTTGACCTTGAAGATTGTGTCCCCTTCAGCCGCACGTAAGGCGCGTCGCAGATTAAGCAGGTGTTGAGATTCAGCCATGGTGGTGTTACTTGAGTTCTCGGACGGAGGATTGCGCAGAAACGGTGATCTGCTCCACCCACGCTTTGATAAGGGCGCTTTCTTCCACACTGTCGTAACCTTGCAGGAGAGATTGCAACAAGACCGCATCAGTCAAATCCCTCTCACCCAGTGTCATCGGGTCAGGGATATTCACTTCTGGACGGACAAAAGTGCCGTCTGGACGCTTGACCACTCCTTGCATTTTCCACAACACTCTGGAGTGAGTGTCGCTGCCGGAGAGATGTTCAAATTCAGCCATGGTTATTGATCTGATTTGGAAATTTTGCGCGGCTCAACCACACGTTTGCGGCTTTGATCTATTGACACCAGACCGTCGTGCCGAACTGTGAAGAAGCGGTTTTCGGGTATGCTGAATTTCTTCCTCACCCGTTCAAGAGCACTTTCATGGTCAGATCGGAAATCCGAGGTCTGACGGTGGAAGTGTTCATTTTCTGTCGGGCTAAGCGTCATGAGAATTGGTCTGTCGGAGATGATAGGCTGAATGTCAACTGAATCTTGTCTGATCCGCAAATCCGCCCACGCTGCTCAGTGTAGGAGTGTTGAGGTCGGAGTACCGGGCCTTCCCCGTGCGCCCCGACAGCGTAGCCTCCAGAGCGGCCTGACGATCCGCCATGCGGTTGGAGGGTGCAGACGGCATCGGCGTGCGCGGAGCCGCCCTGGACAGCGAGGAAAAGCCGTGGCGGCGACGGGCGATCTCGATGCAGCCGAAGAAGGCGTCGGCGCGGTCAGGGCTGCGCCCGTTGGTCCGCTGCTTCATGATCTTCTTGGACTCGACTTCGACCTTCTCACGCTCCACTCGTTTGTACATTCTGGCACACATCTGGATGCAGGTTTCAGGGTCCAGCCCCCGGATCTGGCCGGCCTTTAAAAAGTCTTTGCCGACGTACCACAACTCGGTCACGCGATTGGAGAAACGGTCTTTGCCAAGGCGCGAGTTGGTGGTGCCCACGGTCTTGTCAGACGGCGCACCAGCGAAGCTCACCATCTGGAATCCCCGCCCCATGGTGACAGCCATGAGAGTGGCGAAGGGGTCCCCGGCACCAGTGCTGTCCGAGCCCCGGTCTTCGTTGACGACGCCGCGCTTGACGCATTCCTCGTGATACAAGTTCACCAGTTGCTGGTTGCGGTCCACCTCCCTGTTGCTGGCGTCCACCTTGGCCATGAGGTTGATCGTCTCCACCCGCTCGATGCCTTTGACGTTGCGCTGGTGGATCGGAGAATAGTAGGTGCCGAGACGGCAGAAACAGGCTGGCGCTTCATCGCCGCCATGGCTGAACGCGGGGTCGAGGAACGCGATCATCACTGGTGAGTCCAGCCACGTCGTCACCTTCTGCTGACTGCCGCTGGATACGATTTCCACCTCGGTGTAAATGGCGTAGGCATCGCCATCGGGGGAGAGGAAGCCGCGCACCATGCGGTAATACTCAGGCGACTTGGGGCCGAGGCTCTCGCGCAGATCCGTGACCGTGCGCAGACTCAATATTCCTTTCCACACCTCACGCCCCGCAAGAACATTGGGAGACTTTTCACCGTCAAAGCGGATGCAGTAGCCGCGCTTGGTCTTCCAGCCGTCAAAGGTTTCATCGACACTGGCCCAGCCCTCCTCCGGCTCCATGAACACGCCGAGCGGGTCGAACGCGCTGGTCGGGTTGCCGATGCCGATGAATTGCAGGTAGTCATTGGACTGCAAGTTCGTGATGGCCGTGTTGTAGAGCGCATGCGTCAGCAGGGGCAGCTCGTCCGCGATGAAGATCACGCAGCGGTTCTTGAAGCCGATCTTGGTCGAGGCGTCCTTGTCCTGTCCCTTGCCGCCGGCCACCAACGTGATGCCTGAAAGCTGGTTCTGGCGGCCGTCAGAATTGATTCGCACGATCTTCCCGGTGGAGGAGATCAGCTTGGCCTGCATGTACTGCTCACCGCCGAAGAAGCGGCAAATCTCCGCCCAGTAGCCTTCGACCACACCCCAGATACGACCACGGGATTCGTCCAGCGAGGTGGAGGTGATGAACACCTTCACGTACTCAGGCGACGCCACCGGCACGGCAGGCGAGCCGGCAGTCTCAGGAAAGCGGGCACCAATGAGGAACCGGCCAATGGCGTAGAGGGCGAAAAACTCAGACTTGGAGCATGAGGCGTGACCGGCGACCGCGAGGAAGTTGTTCTTGTAGGCCTCCTCCAGCATCCGCATGGCGTAGGGGTTCCACTCGAAGCGGTAACGCGGGTTGGTCTCGGGCCGGTCCAGCATCAGCGAGATGAACCTGCGGAAGTGCCAGGTCCACGGGTTCAACTGGCTGCCAGGCAGGTTGACCAGCGCGTCGTAGTTGCCGCAGATGTACTTCTCGATCTGCACCTCCTGCAACAGGTCGTACCCGGCAGAGGTTTTGGGTGCTCCCGGCAGCCGCTTCCACCAGCGCCCGTAGCGGGCGACGTGGGTGCGCTCGCTGACCTGCGGCTGCGGTGCTGCGGCGGCAGGACGTTTGGCGGGCTTGGAGGGGGGAGGCATCAGGCAGTCTGCATTGGAGGAGGCCGGTTGTCCACCAGCGTCCCATACTGGCGGGCGTCGAGAACGATGCCACAGCCAGCCGCCGCACAGCCGAGGTGGTGGGCACCTGTGTCAGGGTCGATGTCCTCGCCGTTGAGAAACTTGTCGATGTGGCGCTTCATGGCACCGAGGTAGGTCATCACCTCCACGTTGTTCTTGCGCCAGTTGAACACTCCATACTTCTCGGCCCCGCGTGCAAGGGCTTTGGCAGTCTCGTCGTTCAGTGCTGGCGGGATGAGCTGAAGCTGCGGCTTCTTGTCGCCTTGAGACTTCTTGGGGTCGGAGCTAAACACGACGGTGCTGTTCTCATCGGTCAATGGCAGGGCAGGCGTCTGCACTGGCACGGCGTACCAATAACTTTGGCGTGGCTCTGGCAATTTCTCATAACCATTGATAGCCCACATCCATCCCACGCGGGGCACATCCACCCATACCTTTGTATCAATCGGCACCGGGTCGGGCACGTCCTTACCCAGCATCACTTCATGCCCTTCAGGCGGCGTCGGTTTCTTGGTGTTCATGTGTGGTGAATTTTTACACTGCTATCTGGTTTCGTCAACCCCAGAAAGCCTCCTCGTCGAAGTCGGATGGCAGGTTCCCTTTTTCGTCGCTGCGGGCTTCCCACGATCCATAAGACATCACACCCTTGTCTTCCTCCTCGGGCTCGGATGGTGCGATCTTGATTGGTGGCCGCCCTTTGCGATCCCCTTCAAGCAGCATCAGGGCGGCGAGCAGCCGGTCTTCCGTGCTGCGTTTCTGCTCCAGCACCTCGGCCACCACGTCGTCCACGGTGCCTGGCACCATGAGGCGATAAACCATGACCACTTCTTTCTGCCCTCGGCGGTAGAGCCGTGCAATGGTCTGGCCATACTGCTCCTGTGAGTAGGTGAGAGACATCCACACCATGGTCTGTGACCCCATCTGAAGGTTCAGCCCGTGGCCCATGGACAGCGGGTGTCCGACCAGCATGGGGATCTGCCGTTTATTCCATTGTGAGATGAGCTGCGTCTGGAGTGCGGGGGATTTGGCGTCGGCGAAGAACCGGGCCTGCGGGAATTTGCGTCTGATGCGGTCCTGCTCGTGCTTGAAATCGCAGATCACCAGCAGCGGGTCTTTGGTCTGCTTCACCAGCTTGGCGAGAGCCTTCATCTTCTCGTCGTGGACATCGTGTGTGCGCTTTTCTGCGTCGTAGATGCAGCCCGAGGTGAACTGCAACAACTTGCGCACCAGCACTGCTGCATTGGCTGCGGTGATTTGTACCTCCTGCCGCAGCTCCAGGATTAGCTCCTTCTTGAATTCCTCGTACTGATCCATGACGTGCGCTGGCAGCTTGACCTCCACATCTTCAACGTGGAAATCGGGCAGGTCCTTGAGCCAGTCGGAGGTTTTCATGGTGAGGGTGATGTCGGCGATGCGGGCTTCGATGCGATCCTGCGCCCCGGCAATCGGTTCCCAATTGTACTGCTGATAGTCGGTGGCCGCGAAGTAGGTCTTCTTGAAATGGTCGAAGCTGCGACCGAGGCGATGACCATCGTCCAGCAGACGCACCTGTGCGAACAGATCGAGCAGGCTGTTACTCGCAGGAGTGCCTGTAAGATTGACCCGGTGCTTCACGGCAGGCACCTCACGGCGCAGCAGGTTTATGCGCTTGCTGGCAGGGTTCTTGGCTTTGCTCGATTCATCGTACACCACCATCTGGTAAGGGACAGTGCCTCCGCGTTTCTCCACCAGCTTCACCAGATTGGGTATGGCCTCGTAGTTACAAAGGTAGATGTCCCCTTGACCAGCGATGAATGCACGGCGGCCAAGCGGAGTGCGCAGGTTAGCCACTTTCAGGTGATTAAACTGATCCCACTGTTGTACCTCCATGGGCCAAGTTAAATTGCAAACACGCAGCGGTGCGATGACCAGCATGGCGTCCACTTCGAGGTCCTCCTTCATCTGGCAGAACGCGGCGAGCACGCTGCTGGACTTGCCCAAACCCATTCCCAAGATGAGGTAGGCGATGTCGTGCTTCAGCAGGAAGTCGATGGCGATCTTTTGTGGTGGTGCGGGGATGAACTTCATGAGTGCAAAAGCCGGGAGGTGACAATTTGTCCGCACCACGTAAAAGTGGTCGAGGTGGTGTAGCGCACCGGGATGGACTTGATCTTGAACTGCCAGCCGCCCTCGATGTATCCGGCACGCTGCGACCCGTGCATTGTCTTGCGGTCGAACGTCGCCGGGTGCTCAGCTTCAAACATCTTGAACTTCTTCACCGGCTTGTCTCCGATGGCGTCCATCACTCCACCCAAGGTGGTGATCAGCAGGGATGGTGGAGTGCGCAGCATAGACTGCACCACGGCAGCACCAGACGCGGCTTTGATTGTGCAGTCGTGCAGCACGAACACGTAAAAGTAGTCACGGCCTACGGTGGCCAGTTCTTTGTCGGCCCGCCATTTATAGATCAGCGCCGAACGGCTGCGGCCAATGCTCTTGACCTCCACTGGCCTGCCATCCCACAGCGCATCAGCGCACATTTTCTTGCGGCCATCGACGTGCAGGCGCTCCATGCCCAGCGCCCGACAGGCAAACTCCTCCGCCACTTCACCGATGGCGTTGCGCACGGCGGCAGGTTTGAGCACGACACGGTCGTAGCTGCTCATCATGTCGAATAGGAAGGGCGTGCTCAAAATGGGTCAGGCTCCGGTGAATGGTTTCTAATCTTGGCGTCAACGTGTCGCTGCCGGCGCTCCGCGTTTTCCTTCTGCACGTTCTCGGTGCAGGTCAGCACCTGGATGTTGCCATCCACGTAGCCGAGGTGCGTCTCGATGCGGTCGATGTGCAGGCAGTGGCGCTCGCGCCCGCTTTCGTCCATGTAGCGGGTGGGCTCGATGACGGCCTTGAAGTGGGCCAGGGTCAGAGTGAACGCGATCTTGCGCTTGCGTGCGCTGGCACGGAGATTGTCATAGGCCGCATGCACGGGGTTGTTGGCACGCCACAGTTCTTTGTGGTGGGTGCCGCAGAGCTGGGTGCTGTTCGGACGGTGCTTCAGATCACGCGGCGCTTTGCGGCAACGACGGACCGGGCAGCGACCGGGGATGGGTTTGTTGCGGAAGTTCATCCCCAGAAGTCTTTCTCGTTGAACTCTTCAACACCACACCGGGCCTGTGCAATTTGGAAATACCCGGCGTCTTGTTCCATGCCGATGAACTCGAATCCTTCCAGTTTCGCCGCTTTGCCCGTGCTGCCGCTTCCCATCCATGGGTCGAGCACGGTGCCTCCGGGAGGTGTGACGAGGCGGCAAAGATACCGCATGAGCGCGACAGGCTTCAGAGTCGGATGGTTGTTCTTCGACGGGCTGAACGGGCGGTTATCGCGCTCTGGCACGGCTGCTCCATCGCCGGACCAATCTTTGTCGGGCAGATGTTCAAGCCCTTCATTCCTTTCCTTGGCGCTAACTTTGGCCGCGTAGAAGAACCGAGCAGCAGAACCTCCTGCATCCTCATGGCCTTGCGTGACGTGAGCTTTTTCATGCCCCTTGGCCACAGACTTGAAAGCTCCGTTGTTTCGCGGCTTTGCGGAACTTGGGCCTGTTGTGGGAAACAGCGCCATCACTTCATCGCTGCCATCGTGAATCACATTGGCGGGCCAGCGTCCCGTCACCGGCCTTGCCTCGCCGCCTTTGCACAAACCTGAATTTTCTGCGTTCCACGTATCTCCTCCAGCAGCAGAACCGCCCCATCCAGTCACTTCATTGGAAGGCACTCTGCATAGGTCAATCTGCAACTCAGACTTCCCAGGTTTCCGCGCAAGCGTAATTGGCTCCAACGCTGGTTTAAGCACGGTCTTTACTTTCGGGAACCCGCTGCCGTAAATCCATGCCACCAAGTCGCGGATCTCGAACCCGGCGATGCGCAGGCCAAGCGCCATCAGGTCTTGTGTGCGTGTCCCGGCAAACGCGAGAACGTGTCCACCCGGCTTCAACACGCGGAGACATTCTTTCCATTGCGCAGGCTGCGGGACAAAGTTGTCCCACTCCTTGCCCATGAAGCCCTTTTTGCTTTTTACGTCATGGTGCCCGAAGTCCATCCAGTCCCGCAACATGGCGAGAGCGTCAGGCTCTTTGCCAAGGCCGTACGGCGGGTCGGTGACGATGGAGTCCACGCTGTTGTCGGGCAACGTGCGCAGCAGGTCGAGGTTGTTGCCGAGTAGAAGCCTCATCTCCAGAAGCCCTCCCGTTCAATGTTCTTCTCGCCTGCACGGATCAGCCGGTCCACGAAAGCTTTGCCGCCCTCCACATTGTCACACCACTCGGCCACACAGCCCATGTCTCTCCGGTGTTGCATGCGCAGGTATTGAAGTTTGGTCGGCTCTTTCCCTCCGCGCTTCACTTCGAGAAAACCCACGGCCCCTCCGGGCGCGGTGACGAGGCGGTCGGAGACTCCGCGCTTGCCCGGACTGACAAACTTCTCGAAGTCGCATCCTTGCGCTTCGGCATACTCACGGATTTTCTTCTCGATTTCCTTTTCGAGGGGCGGGCGTTTAGACAGTTTCGACATAGACGTAGTGGGGAGTCAAAAGGTTCGATGGGGATCTGACAGGCTCGACAGTTCATGACAAGTTAAGGCAGTGCCTCCGTGCAATGGCGATGAGGTGGTTGGCTTGGTAGATGGCGTCGTCGAGCGCATTATGTGCAGTTCCTACTGATGCCACTTGGACTTTGGGGAAGAGGTTCTTGATGGTGCGGTAGCAGCGGTTGCCGGTAAACTTCCACGGCACCCCAAGACCGGCCGCACGGTAGGCTTCTTCGAGCAGCACGTTGTCGAAATCAGATCCGTTGCCCCAGATGCGGATGATGTCGGTACCACAGAACTCGGTGAAAGATGACAGCACGTCGCGCAGCTTCTCGGTTCCCGAGAAGGCCGCTGTTTGGGCTTCGGAAGACTGGACGGCCCACCATGACCGCGTGTCCACGTCACTGGTGAGCCCAAGTGCGACGGAGTTCTCCTCACTGATGGCACGGTAAAATTTTTCCGTCACTCCAAGTTTGCTGAACTTCACGGCCCCGATGGTGAGTATAATGCTCCCCGGTTTTGTTCCGAGGGTTTCGAGGTCGATCATGATGTGCTGAATATTCATAGTTATTTCGTGTAGTAGGGTACAACGGCTCCGCTGGTGCTGACGGGTAAACCTTCACACCATGCAGGCACGTCTTCAAGGCAGTCTTGAAAATCTCTCAAACTTTGATGCGGTCCATCGAATGCGGCCAACGCTTCATCGTGAATCAGCGAGTAAATGCGGTAGCCAGCAGCGGCTGCTTTCAAGGTGCCGTTGGCCATGATGTCAAAGGCAATCGCCTGGCATGCGTTTTCAGTGGCCTTCCCGCCGTATAGGCTGACGTGCCCCCACTTGGTGGACTTGGCACCGGTGGGGCCGGGGATCTGCCCATAGTAGGACAACGAGGACTTCACATACTGGCGTCCTGTCTTCTTGCTGGTGGCCTCCACCTCGGTGATCTTGGGATCACGATAGGCCAGCTTCCGCCCAGACGGCAGGCGCATGAACAGGTAGTTGGCACCGGCGGCGCGGGCGCTGAAGAAGGTGAGCTTGCCCACTTCCATCATCTGCCCCGGCAGTTTCACCGCTCGGATGGCCGCACGTTCGCAGGCATACCAGAAGTCAGCGATCATTGGGTTGGCTGCGCGCCACTTCTCCACGATGGGGGTCAACTCTTCTTCCGTGATGCCCATGTCAAGGGCACCAAACTTACGCAGGGCACCTTCTGCACCTTGGTAGCCGCAGTTGTGGACCAGCACACCGGACACAGTGAAACGGTTGCGCGGTCCGCAGTTCATGATGTCATATACTTTGGTTGCCCCTTGCGCCAACGGGAAGCGTTTGCCCCACTTAGGGCGTCCGTCACCACGCAACAGTCGCTCCCGGTGGGCTATGGCATCCCCGAACTCCCATTGCTCTCCCTTTGAGTTCCAAACCACATGGTCGGTAGTGGCAGTCAAACCTTGGTACGTGACAACCGGCTTTTCTCCACGAGCGACGACGCCTTCATGGGAGTACCATCCTTCACCATCCCACACTTTCATGCCCAGCGTTACCTGCTCAATCGGCACCAGTCCGTGGTCCGTGGTGACAAGCTGCCCTTCGGCGATACACGCAAGTTCGGCCACCTTGCCCGTCTTGCGCATCGGGTGATGCTTGCCATGCTTGGTCTTGTAGTCCTCAAACTCCTGCATGGGTATGCCAAACATCTGGCTGGCTGACATCTCATAAATTTTCTTGTGCGTGCGGAACACTTCAAGCCGCCACTCCTCCCCCGCCAGCCACGCCAAAATCATCGCCTCGATGGCGGTGTAGTCGGCGGAGAGCATCGGCCCCTGCTTGTCCTGAATGAAGTGGCGGATGCAGTTGGCCAGAATGGAAAAGATGGGGCGGCCATACCACCATTCAAGTTCTTCCTTGCTCTCGCCGTTGCACAAGTCAGCATACATCTTGCCAGTTAGCGACTCGGCCCACTCCTCGGGGGACTTGAAGTTCTGCGGCTGATGCAGCTTGCCACTCCAGCGCATCGTCGAAGCCCCGTGAAATTCCAGCGATCCACGGATGAAGTTGTCATCGGGACCTACGCAATCCAGCATGGTGCGGATCTTCTTCACCGAGGCAAAGCCGATTTTCTGCATCAGCTCAATGGCGAGCCGGGCCTTCTCCTGACCGGGGACCACGGGCTTCTCGACCACCGCTTCCAAGGTCTCACCCTGTAAGTTGTCCAGCGTCAGGCCATTGGCGTTGATCCACGCCTTCACTTTGGCGTTCTGCGTGGGATTCAGGCCGGTCAGTTCACGAAACTGTGCAAAAGCAGGGCCGGTCTCCTCCTCAATCATGAGGTCAGCTTTGCGCAGGGCGTCGAGATTGAGGGGCATGCCGCGACAATTCATCTCGATGCTCGCAAGGAAAATGTCGAGCACCCAGCCACGCATCTCGAACGGTTTCAACGGCCCAAGCATTTCACTTTCCACAAGTGTATCCTGCCGACAGTACTCCACGAACTGTTTGAAGGCCGTGGAGTCGTGACGGGGGTGAATGAACTCCTTGGTCTCCTCCTGTGGTATGCAGAACTTCTTGATCAGACGGCTGCCTGCGGAGTCCTTCTGCTGGGGCATGCCAAGGGCTTCTGCGGCCTTTGCCAAGGACGCTGGGATGTTGGCACGGCGGGCAAGGACCATGGTGCAGCGCCAGCGTCTGCGGTTGGGCATCGGGAACCCGTAACGACGGCACAACACATGCTCGGTAATCGCTATCTCGAACAGCACATTGAATGCGTTCAACGGTTCGTCAGACAGCATGGCCTCAGTGAGCAGTTCCTTTGCGCCAGGGTCACTGACCACATCGCCGAACACGTCGCAGCGCGTCTCGAACTCGGGTGGAATCCACACCAGCACCGGGCCTTTGTCCTTGCGAATGGATACGCACAGCACCTCGGTGTCAGGGTCTCTGGCGTAGCGGAAAGTTCCTACCTCGGTCAGGTCGGCTTTGGCCCTTGATTCGTAGTCTATGGAAAATCCCATGGGTCAGAAAATGATCGGGTGTGTTTAACGAGATGGTTCTTGATTTTACACTAGCACGACAACCTCGTATTGTCGTTGCACAGGACAGCGATACCTGCATCTCCCAAAAGTGGTTGGTGCGCCCGCATGTTTCATGACCTGGAGTAGAAAACAGGCATCGCAGGATCTCCCTGCGCATCATGTGCGCGGGCTTTTGAGGATAAGCCATAACCCAAGCGTTGAAGCTGAATCGGCACCCTCCCCCGTTTCCGTCAAACAACCGGCGATGGTTTATTGTCGGGGAAGGGATGCCAAAGCGGTTACATCATGTCGTCGATGGACAGTTCCTTCTTCGCTGCCGCAGGTTTGGCCGGGGCTGGCGTGCTCTCGGAGTCTTCGTCCAGATCGACACCTGCGAAGTCGGAGTCAACGTCCACGGTGCCTTTACCGAAAGGCTCGCCGTGTTTGTCAAAAATGACGGCGCGGAGTTCAGCATTCACACGTTTGCCGAAGTCATTGTCCTGCGCCCACAGACGGACACTGGCCACCACGTAGCAGCCTGCGTAAGGGTAGTGAGACTCTTCAGGGCGGATGTCCTGGCGGCTTTTGTCCACCACACGCGGAGCACCGTCGCTCTCCTTGCGGGAAGAACTGACGTACATGACGTGGTCGCCATAACCATCCTTGTCGGCCTTCTCCTCGCCATCGTGGAGACACGTTCCGAGCAGCACGACGCGCTCGGCTTTCGGGTTGGGCTGATCGACGACCTTTTCGGACTGGCCTTTGACGGTGACGATCTTGCCTTTCCACTGCTCACCGGCGATACGACCGATGAGGGCGCGGACGGCCTTGATCTGGTCGGCGGCGGTGTCCTTGTCGAGAATGATGCTGGCACCGTACTTGTCGCCGGAACCTCCGCCATCACCGTCGCCGGGCTTTTTTTTCACGCGCTTTTTCTGTTCCTCAAGCTGCTTGAGATTGAGGGTGGGATAGCTCAGGCGTCCGCGAAGGACGATGATGTTGGGGTCTTGCTGGGGTGCTTGGGTGCTCATGGTATCAGTTATTTACTGGTTCTCGGTTTTGCGTTTTGGCCTCGCTGTGAGGTAGGTTGAAAATCCACACTATCGGCGGAGAGTCAACCCCAAAAATCTGTTTCTTCCCCGCCGAGATCCACGCCGGCGAAGTCGCTGGTCATGTCGTTCTCGTAGGGCGCGCGTGGGTCGTTCTCGGGCACGGCGATGGGCTGGCCCGGCGGCTTCACGATGAGGCGTTGAAGCTCGATCATCTTCGGCCCCTTCATCTTGTCGGTGAGCTTCTCCGCCTGTGCAGGGGTGATCACGTCAGACGGCGGGAACACGTCGTCGAAAGGCAGTTTAAGACTGAGCAGCAGGTCGCCCGCTTTGATGGGATCGGTCCAGCGGCGGTGGCCGCCACGACTGAGCACCAGCTTGACGCCTGGCAGCTTCCTGCCGGAGAGCATGCGTCCGTTGACGAACTTCTCGATCTCTTTGACCCGGTCGGCCAGACGGTCGCGGGCGTTGAACATGCGCACAATCTCCTCGTCGCTGATGGTGGCCACAGGGCGCGGCTCTTTGTGCTCCAGCACAGTCTCGACCTCATCCTTGAAGTCTTCCAGCATGGCGTCGTTGTGCGCCACACAGATCGCAGCACCACGGCACCACTTGCAAATCTTCGGGCCGCACTTGAACACACCGGGATCGCCGCGCAGGATGGACTGAGCTTTCGGGGTGATCCGCTCATCAGTGAACGTCTTCAACTCCCCCCACGTGGTGGTCCAGGTGACGTGATCCACCTCCAGCCGGGGTTGGAAGATGGTCATGGTGACGGGGAAGCTGTCGGCTGGTGCGGCCATCCAGAACCCGTCGAACATGTCCTCAATCAGGCTGCGGGCGTAGATCGCCATTTGCAGGTTCTCCTCGGAGTCCACCGGGTCGTAGCCGTACTTGTAATCGACGAGGTGGACGCCGGTCTTGGTGATGGCGTGAAAGTCCACGGTGCCGCACTCGCTGGGCAGGTAATACAGCGGAGCGCGATACTCGGCACCCCAGCGGATCACGTCACGTTTTGGCCCCATGATCTCATGGCAGAACTCCGCGTAGGCTTTGCCGTGGCGCAGCTTCTCCTTGGCCTCCTTGGTCTTCTCCAAGATCCACCGTGGCAGTTTGCGGTCGAGCAGCAGATACTCGGCGACCGTGTGGGCCTTGGTGCCCTCCATGGCTGCTGGTCCAGGCTTGTCCGGCGGGAGGCGGTGCTCGTTGGCCTTGACGAAGGTGAGCGCCGCCGTGCATTCGGTCCATGTGTGGGCCTTGGACGGGGAGAGGCGGGAGTGCTCGGGAGCGGGAGTGGGTGTGGGGGTCATTTGTTCAATTCGGCGATGAGTGCGTCTGCCAGCTTGACGGAAAGCTCGGCCACTTCTTTGAAATGGTCCGGGTTCGCCAAGCGGACGTTGGGATCGGCCATTATCCCTTGCATGGCGGTGGCGGCGAGGTACTCCCGCTTGGTCAGACCATTGTAGGGCCATACAAAATCTCCACTGGGAGCAGTGAAGGGAGGCACGGGGAAAGCGGGATCGTCTTTACTCATAATCTTGTACCCCAAAAGCCGTCACCCCTCGCGGAGTGACGGCTGATCTTCGAGGAAGGTTTTTACATCTCCACTTCGGCCTCGGGATCAGTGTCGGTGGCACCGATCTTGACGGCGGCGGCATGGATGTCACCACGGTGCTCGGCGGCGATCTCGGCCATGGTGTTGTAGCCGAACTTCTTCACGAAGTAGGCTTTCAGCTTGGCCTTGCCTTCGTTGGGCAAGGTCATCACCGTGGCCTTCAGACGGGCTTCGCTGATCTCGGGAGCAGCCGGTTCGTCGGCAGCTTCCTCGACCGGGCTGACTGGAGGAGCGGCAGCCTTGGCGGCTTTGGCAGCTTTCGCGGGTTTCTCGGCAGCAGGTGCCGGAGAGTCAGCGGCAGGAGCAGCGCAGCCACCCTTGGAGGCGGTGTTGCGGTCGATGGCGTCGATCAGGGGTTTGATGAGGGTTTCAAAGATGGACTGGAGCATGTCTTTCATAGGTGTTGGTGTTTGGGTGTGTTGTTTTTCTACCATCACCGGACTGCCGGTGACGGATTGAAAGTCGAAAGGGAGGGCGCGGATGATGCAGTTCTCGGCGTGGTTGTAAAGGCGGAAGAACTCGGGCTGTGCGTGGCAAAGAACAAGCAGGCGGCGCTGAGATTTAAGACCTTTGGCGTAGGCGCGGCTGTCGTCGGAGCGGTCGAAGTACCAGTCATGCTGCTGGAGCAGGGCGATGAAGTCGGCGGGAGTCACGACACCTGAAGATTGACACGTTGGACAGCAGCACACCAGCTTGGTGCCACCACAGCAAAGCGACGACCGGCAGCCAGTGCGTCAGGTTCAACCACGAACACCCGATTCGCTGGAGCAGCTTCTCCCGGCGACGGCGCTGCCCGTGGTGCGTTCGGCGGGTTGAAGGCGTAGCGGGGCCAGGAACCTCCGCGTTTGCGGATGTAGGCTTTGACGGGATCGAGGACGGGGTTGTGCATGGTGGTTAGCGGAGGAACCAAGCGAAGGATTCTTTGATGATGGAGAGCGTAACCTCTTGGCAGATAAACCACTTCAGCCATGCCAGCGGGGCAAAGAAGAAATCCACAATGGCCCAAAAGATGGAACCGTGGATGTGCATTCCGATGTTGGCGGTTGCCAGACAAATGAGTGCCCAAACGAAAGAGCGGGGGCCACAACCGATGCTAACAGTATTGCGTGTTTTCATATTACTTGGTAAGCTGGTCCTTAAGCGCCTTCACCGCTGCATTGTAGATGTCGGGCAGGTCCTGCTGAACGACTTTGCTGTGCGCGATCTCGGGGATGATGACCATCATGGCGATGGTGTTGCTGGACGGCGCTAGCACCGAAACCGCCAGCGAAAAGAGAAATCCGCAAAGAGTCTTTTTCAGAAAGCGCATCGACGAATCTCGCTGCACCTCCGACTCCTGCATCTCCACCAACCACCCGTCGTTGTTGGATTTTTTGTTTTTTGCTGCATACTTGGCGGCATCTGAACTGCTCCCCATATGCACGATAAAGAGAACTAGGGAAACGACTCCGAGAAGAACCGAAATTGTGGCAAATGGTGGGACCAATCTGTCCGCCAACTGCCAAAGATATATCGTGAGAGGTGAGATGTTCATAGAGGATCACACATTGGATGAATTTTCAGCCCTCTGCAACAACAATTCCACAGGATTTTCACCGTGCAGCCGGTCCAGCCGAGCCCACACGCTCTGCCGCGACGCTCCCACTGGGTGCTTCCCGAACGGAGCGAACCCGGCGTTGCGTAGGGCGTGGGTCAGCCGGGCCTTGGTGACGTTCTTCAACCCACCAAGGTCAATGGCGGTCTGCAACGCGCCAAACGCGAGCACGTCGTTGCCGATGAGCGGACTGCTGCCCTCCTCCCAGGCTTCGGTGATCGCGGCAGTCACCTCGTCGCTGGTGTCCGTGACCATCTCCTGCAAGTAGGTGGTGGCGGGTGCCGGTCCTGACGGTTTGAAGTTCGACGAGATGGTGCGGTTCTCGAAAAAGTGACGGTAGCCGCCGGCGTGGGTGGCATGGCTCTCGGCGAAGCGGGCGAAATACTCAGGGTCCTTGTCCACGATGGCCCGGATCTGATCTTTGTGCTGGAGCGCAGACTTCACCACCCACCAGCGGCGGCTGTCCTCTCCAACAACGATGGCGTCGTGGTGATTGGTGAAAGCCATGTAGTTGGTCCGGTTCTGCACGTTGCGCGTGTTCTTGGCGCGCTCATTCACAGGCACGTAGTCGTTGGTGATCGGTTCTTTCAGGGTGTTCATCACCTCGTGACGGTTCTGCCCGGCAACACGCAGCTCCTCGATGCACACCACCTGGCTGCCAAAAGCCCACTCGTTCCATCCTTTCTTGATCGTGTCACTGTTCACAATTTTGGTGTTGTCGTTGCCCAGCGCCGAGCGCAGCGCATAGAACAGCACGGTCTTACCGCAGCCCTCGCCGCCCTGCACCAGCAGCGCATGGCGGATCTTGCTGCCGGGGTACTGCACGTTGTAGGCCATCCAGTCGAGCAGGTGGGTGCGGTAGATGGGCTCGGCGATGAGGTTGCAGAGTTGATCGCAGATGAGGTCCTCGGCGTAGCTGGAGAGCGCGGGATCGGCCTCGCGATAGCTGCGGCGGTAGATGTTGACGTAGAGCTTGCCGTCCTCGCGGACGATGATGTCTTCCGGCGCGGCCGGGTTGTAGGTCACATCGTCCACCGTCTGGCATTTGAGGTGGTTGAGCAGGTAGAGCGACGGCAGGAACTTGGGGGTGCTGAGCGTGGCCTCGTTCACGTCGCGGTCCAGCGCCTGCAACTCGTCCGCCGTGGGCAGCAGCTTGCGCGAAAACACGCTGTCCAGCACGATGCGTTTGTACTCCTGCCGCGTGCGGTGCCGCAGGAAGGTGTCGGTGGCGGCCACATAGACGAAGCCCAGGGACCATGGCGGATGCACCACCTCCGAGGACTCGTGCTTCTTGACGATGAGCGACTCCTTGAGCTTCTTGAGATCGCGCTTCACGTTGATGAGCGGCAGCGGCTGGGAAAAGTCCTGCCGGCTGCGCATCACCAGTGTTTGCAGCAGCGCCCCTTCCTCCGTGGAGGTGAGCAGCGGGGCGGCAGCGATGCGCTTGACCCCTTCGTTCATGAGCTGGCGGGAGGTGGACGCCTCGAACATCAGCCATTTGGAGATGGCGTCGAATGCGCTCTCTTTCACCTTGTCACTGTTCCAGCCGCCTTCGACGGCACGCTTCAGCAGCGAGTGAACGGTGATCGGTCTGCGCCCTTTGGGCTGCTCGGCGTAGGACTTCCACACGGTGGCCGTGTCCTTGTCGGACTCGTACTTGCTGCCGTGGGAGGACCATTCGTCGAACAAGGTGTAGGCATCATCGTCCTGCGTTGCGCCGAACTGGTGCTTCAGTGCTGCGGCGATGTTGATCCAGTCCGGGCGGGAGCAGTCCGGCTCCACAAAATCCAGCGCCTCCTTCACCTGCTCCAAGGTGAGGCCGGGCACCGGGGACTGGTAGAACAGCAGGAAATCGTCGAGGGTGTTGGAACTGGTGCTGGAGATGCGTGCAGGCTTGCCGCCGCTGGTGATGCCGGGCAGTGACTCCGCGTCTGTGGAGATGTCAGACTCCTTGAACGGCTGCCCGTCGAAGTGAGTCACCAGCATCGGGTGCTCCAGGTCGGGGTCTTGGTCGGCGAAGACGGTTGGGCGGAACATCGCTTGGACTGCGATCACCGACTCTCGCGTTACCTCGGACAAACCGAGCAGCGCGCAGACCGTGAGCACGGCGTCTGGGTAGCGATCAACGGGGATGGCGTGAGCCTCCACCATGATGCGCAGGCGGGGGTTCTCCGGCGTGGAGGAAAGCGTCTGGTAGGCGGCGAAGTTGAAAGGTTTCAGCAACTGAATCAGCCTGCCTGGGTCTTCTACGAACTGGCGAGCGTCATCAGAATTGTCGAGATCGACTATCAGCAGTGAACAAGCTTGGGCGTGCTCCAGCTTTCGTCCTTCCCACGGACTTTTGGGGAATGTGCATGGCACGCAGTATCCGACCTGCTTGGCAACGGAACGCTCCTTCTTTCCCATCGCCCAGTACTCTTCCCGCGTTACCGAGAGGGGTACAGGCAGGTTGATGAATTGCTGGATGAAATCGAAGAAAGTGGCAGCCGGGGAGGCGACCAAAGTATGGCTGGAAACACTTTTGCCGGTGAAGAACTTTGGCATGTGGGTCAGTCCTGCGCGGTTCTCAACCTGTCAAAGATTTCCTTCACAAAATGCTCTGCCCACTTCGGCAGCGTGATCCGGTCGGCATTCTTGGTGTAATACTCTTCGGCAGTGTCACCAAAGGTCAGTCCCATCGCCATCCAGTCGCAGATCATGCAGACGCAATGGCAGGTAAGCTCGTTGGGGAAGGACTCGTCCGTGATGGCGGTCCAGTTCTCCCAGTGGTGCGGGTTTTCCCTTTTGTGATGGGTCCATGCACCTTCAAAAATTTGATCCGCCTGCCCAGTGCCTGGCACCGGGAAGAACCTGCGTTGGTATTGGATGAACTCTTGGCGCGACACCTTCGACATGTCGTGGTCTGTGATCATGCCGTCGATCACGGACCAGAGATGATCATCGGTGAACGGATGCATGCCTGCGCAGGCTTTCTGAAGCACCTGCCACGACTTCTGCACCTTGCGGATGTGGTCTTCGAGATAGTCACAGTAGGCGCGGATTCGGTCGATGTGCGGTAGAACATTCATATCAGTTAAAATTTAAAAGTTTCCTTCTCTCCCAGCGCCGTGAGCAGTGCAACCAGCGTGCTCACGCGGAAATCGGTCAGGTCGTTCTCGGCATCACTGATGGTGCCCAGCGCGACACCCGACCTCTCGGCAAGCTGGGGGATGGTGAGGCCGGCAGTCTGGCGGTAGCGCAGCAGCTTCGCGCCCAGGGTCTCAGGTTTGGCGGAGCGGCTCATTGGTCCATCAAAAAGTTCTTCGCCCGGAATGAGGCAAGGGCTTCATCCGCCGTTTCCTTGGCGAGAGGTTTCCCGGCCGCGACTTGCTCCAAGGCTTTTATCAGAAGCCGGACATCCTCTTTCTTCACGCAGACGGGAGGCATCTCCACAACCTCCTGATCTTTCGACCCTCTTCAAGCAGAAAAGCCCGATGCTCGCGGAGCGCGAGTGCCGCCAGCTTGCGCATACCCTCCATCGGACCCCATGCCTGCAAAGCGTCCAAGGCTGTTGCCAGATTGGCCGAGTCCTTGCGGGCTCTGTCACGTTGCAGCTTTAACTCGGCGGGGGTGGGTTTCATGCTTGACGATTCTCCTGTTTGAGCAACTCAACGTGTGCAGTGAGTGATGAATCTGCCATGTCGCGAAACGCCTTGCACAACCCCACATCCTGAAAACAATCCAAGGCTTCAGCCATGAGTTCGGCATCCTTGCGGGCGGCGTCGCGTTGCTGCTCAAGACGGCGGGCAAAGTTGGAGTCTATGATTTCTCCTCGGTATCCTTCCCAGTCCGGCATCCAGCAGGCGGCGTCAGTTTCTGGCGTGGGAGTGCTCATGGTGTTTCGCCATAGTGAAACTGCACCGGATGTCCGTCAACCCCAAAAATCGGCGTCCTCGTCTTTTTCCGCGAGCAGGGCTGGCACGGCGGCTGCGGGTGCCAGGAACTCGGGGACAACAGCTTCCTTCAGTTTAAAGAAACGCCGTGCTCCCGGCTCCATCTTGATCGCGTCATGATCGGCGCTGGTGATGAGAAATTGATCGTACTTTGCAGGCTTATCGTACATACCCGACAACAGGCCCATGTCCTCCACGCCCCAGCGGGTGCACCCGTCGTGCTGAGCCAGCCGGTTCTGCAATGTCGCGATGTCACCTTTGGCCTTCCTCGGGAAATACGCATACATCACGTACCGCGCTGCATGCACCTTGTCCGCCAGGATCACATCGACCAGCGCCACCGAGTGGGTGCCTGTCACCTCATCGACGAACTTGACGGCATGCTCCAGCGGCACGAACAGGTGCAGCACCGGGTCGTCCATGAGAACGTCCTCGGCGTGGTCGGTGAGCGTGCCAAGCTGTGTGACCTTGTGCGCGGCTGCGGCTTCGCCCAGATAGACAGAAAAGCCGTTGGACTCGTGCAGCAGGTGCAGGGTTGCGCGGGGTGCTGCGGCGCGCATGGCATCGAGCTTGGACTTGAAGAGGGAGTGGAAGAAGTTCATCAGCAACCAAGGTTTTCCAGGGTTTCGTCGAGCTTCTTCACGGCCTCGGCATTGGAGAGCAAAGCTTTCACGCGGGATGCCTCATCATCTCCGAGGGCTGCAATGATTTCACGCTTGGCTCGGGGAGAATCAAAATCGCGGATGTCGGGTAGTTTGCGCAGTTCTTCCTGGAGCTTCTTCAGACCAGCAGGGATGACTTTGATGGTGAACTCCAGCTCCGGTGTGTACTGCGCCGAACTGAGACGCACGTCGAAGTTGTGCGGGCTCACGGCCATTTCGGATTTCAGGAACTCGGCGATCTCCGCACGTTTTGCCTCCCGTTTTTGGTCAGCCTGCTTTTTTACTTCATAGTGTTTGGCGGCAGCACGCTCAACCAGTGCAGCAATGATGTCAGCTTTGCGCGGTCTCGGTTGATTGGCTGGAAGCGAGGATGTGGCGAGGGCAAGAGTTGTCGTTTTGGGTTTCATGTGCGGGCGGTGTTGTGGGTTGAAAAGGGAAAAGTTGTCCCGCCGCTCCGTGGATTGCCGAAAGCAGGCGGCTGGGTGCTGCTCCTATGCCCGTCTGCACCACAAGGAAAAATGCGCGGCGGTCGGGCATTGGACTCTTTGACGGGCCTTGCGGCCCCACGGCTTATCCTTTCCCAGCCCACACGGCGAGACTGGAAAACTTGTCGGGGTTATCCCCAGAAATCTGGATCTTCGGCAACGGCGAGGCCGTTCTTTATCTTCTCGCGCAGCAGTCGCATGCGTTGCCCCATCCACTGCGGATGGGCCTTCTGGCGTTTGGCATTCCATGCCGCGCTCTTGGTCAGGTCGATCAGCTCGTCACGGATCTTGGGCTTGCTGCCGCTGCCCGGCTTGCGCGGGGCTTTGGGCTTGCCCATCTCCAGCCGGTGGCGCAGCACGGTGTTGGGGTGGCAGCCGACGATTTCGGCGATCTCGTCGTTGCGCATCTTGGACCAGGCGATGGTGCGTGGGTATTTTACTTTGTCGGACATTGCGGGGTGTGGGTGTCGCCGGCGGGATGGAAGCTGTATGGGTCGAAGGTCAGCAGGAACGCTTTGGCACGTTGTGCTGCGGTGGCTGAACGGAAGGGTGCAACCGCGTAAAGATCGAACTGGGGGAACTGGTTGTTGCGAACAACGTCCCACGGGTCTTGCGTCGGGATTGGCGTGTCGGTGACAACGACCCAGAGCCATTTGGAATAGAGGTATTCGTCGAGAGCAGTGTGCAACTCCATCTGGAAAGCACCGTTGAGGTCTTCATCGGGAGGACCGGTGACGGCACCAGTTGCCCAGAGCCATTGCTCTGGCTCGCCTTCAAAGATTACTGCCCGCCGCAGACCTGTCGGTTTGAAGATGACAGCGATTTTCTGGCGTTGCTGGTCAGGAGTCATGGCTGCGCCTCCTTGGTGGGGAAAATGAGATGCCCGTCGTTAATGGCCGAGACGATGTAGGACACCAAGGTTTTGTCGCCATTGGTATGGGGCGACTTGGTACGGCAAAGCTCATCACCATTCCTGTCGGTCACGACAAAACAGTCAGCATACTGCTCGTAGGTGTAGTCGGCGGTCTGGGGCATGAGGGTAAGATGGGTTAAGGTTTAACAGTTGGCAAGGGGAAAGATCACTTGGATGGGGTGAAAGAGACGGAGCCTTCCACAAAGTCGAAAGCTTCGCGGTACCAAGCCAAAGATACATATCCCACTGCGAAGGCCAAGGTGTCACTGGCAATGACAAACCCCTCCACAAAGCCGTCAGACTCCCGGCCCGTCCAAACAGCCATGAGAGTAATCGGGTCACGGTTGCCGCGTAGAAAGCGAGTGCGGCGCGCAATGGGGTCGGCTTTGCGCCATTCGAGGTACTGTTCTTGGGTCATGGCAGTTTAATTTCGGCGTTTCTCAAACCGGCGGTACCACTTGGCACCACGGTTGCGGCGTTCGTAGGCCGACTCCTTCGGAATGAAAAGCTGCTCGGCAGCCTGTTCTGGCTCAGTGGTGAAATCCTGCTCGATGGAGTCCAGATCAATCGCTGGCCCGTGGTAGGTGCGAACGCCCATGCCATCCGCCAAAGCCAGCAGGATCATCGTGGTCTCCATCTCCGTTTTGCCGGTGCTGTGTGGGCGCAGGGTGATCATGGCAGTTGTGCGCAGCAGGTTCGTTGTTTGATCGCGGCCACCTCGTCACGCTGCAAGGCGTTGCCGGGGTCCTCGGACCACAGGAATGCCCACACGGCTTCGAGGCGTTTGACCCTGGCGCGCATGGTGAGAGCCTTCATGGGTCGTCCGGTCCTGTCGTATTTGCCACTGCCGGGGGAGCGTGGTCCCGTTGGCAGTTTGCGGCGGTAGCGGTACTGGCTGATCCGTTTGATGGGGAGGCCGGTCTCGGCCGCAATGGCGGCGTTGGACTTTTCAGCCCAGCCGGTGACGTTGAACAGGGGGTTGGCGGTCATAGTCCGTTCTCCTGCCAAAGGTGTTCCACGAAGTTGGTTGCCTCGGCGACTCTGCGCCACCGTTTGCGAAACTGTTCGCGGCGGTCGGTCTCCCGCCGGGCCGGCAGGAACACGCGATGAAGGATGAGGGCGGGAGGTGTTTTCATGGTGCAAGGGTAAGTTCGGCCAGCCGCAGCGCCATCAGACGGGCGTTTTGTGAATCCCAGTTTTGGTCCTCCCACCATCCGATGCGCCCATCCCGATGCATGGGACGAAAGAGGTAATCGAAATATGCTTCGGCTTTGTCGGACATCTGGCGATCCTTTTTCGATGCTTTGGCAATGCAGTCGCAGCAGAACTTGGACCAGTGATCCTGCTTCTCCGACATGCGGAGGAGTTTTTGGGCGCGTTGGAAAATGCGCCTGATGGCTTGTCTGTCAGAGTCTGGTAGGTTCATGCTGGTTTGTCTTTCTGGGTTTTCAAAATCTGTTTTGCGCGGATGCCCGCCGCACGCCTGGCCGCGCCTTCCGTGGCGTAGCCTTCGCCGATCCAATGACCGTCGAGGACGTAGCGCCACAACACGGCATACGTGGATTGCAGCAGGGGCATTTTCTCGATGAGGGTTTTCATGGCTCGTATGCTAGGCAGAATTTAAACTGTGTCAATTAGAACTTGTACCCGGCCTGAGTGAGCGCGGCCTTGACCTTTTGATCATGGCCGATGTGGTTGAATACCAAGCTGGACAGCCAGACGACGGAGCAGGCACATCCGCAAGCCGGTTTGTTCGTGCGTCGGGGTGCCGAGCTGGTCGAGCCATTGGTGCAGGGTTTTCCGCTCCTCCGCGTGGATTGCGGCCTGCGCCTGCTCTGTCTGGCGTTTGCCGGGCTTTCTGGGCGCTTTGACTCCTTTGGAGTATCGAGACCTTGCCGAGGATACTGCACCACGCGAGAGGCCACGGGCTTTCGCAATCTGGCTGTCGTGCTGCGTCCAGTCTTGGCCAGCCCATGCAAAATTAGTGTGACGCGGGCGTTGGAGGTGCCGGGCATACTCTTTACGCTTGGCCGCCACGCATGACCGGGAGCACCCTAAAGCGGTTGCTATGGCGGCGTCATTCTGCGTTTCCCATGGCTGTTCCCGCCAGTCCACGACAATGCGTTTGTGGGGTGTCACCGGGGCAATCTTAGCTTGGTGCCTGCGACGGCAAATGTTTGATGCATGACAGCCGATTTCTCGCGCAATCTGCGTATCCGATTTGCTCCAATCAATTTCGGAGTTTTTGGGTATCTTGTTCCGCTTGGTGTATTTCATATTGTGGTCTGCCCTGCTTATGGGTTGGGTGTATTCAATTTATCGGCGCGGCGCTCGTTCATGATCTCAGAATGTGAGGTGACAGAGCGGCAGCGCTTTAGCCCGCATGTTGATAGTTGCCTGCTTGGCACAGGCCACGTTTTCGGGCAGTGCATACCATTCATACCAGCGTTTGGCCAGCACGCGAGGTCCGCCACGGTCGGACTCGTTGTACCTGTAGTACACTTGATCTTGTGGCAGCAGTTTCTTTTGTGCATAGCTGATCTTCAGCAGACGGGCTTTGTCAGGGCTTTCTGCAATCGGACGGTTTTCGGTTTGGGGGCGATGGCCCACGAGTTTAGGCATATTGTTGTCTCCTGTTTTTAGTTTGCTCTGCTTGTGCTTCTAACGTGGCCAGCGTCTCCCGCTGGAAATTTGTCTGAGTAACCTGCTCACATCCGCCCCCCGGCCCGTGATGGCTGTTCATGCCATAGACGGCGGGGCGGTGGTGGGCGGGCTGGTACCTAGGCCGGGCGGCGCTTGATCCGATAGGTGCCACCTTCGTTCTCACGGTAGGTCTTGAGCTGTGCGAGTGCTTCCTTGTGGGTGCTCTCAACGCACAGGTCCTCCCATCCGTGAGCGCCATAATTGCCCTGCAACACATGCTCATACTGCGCAATGTAGGCGGTACCGGCTGGCATGCGCTGCACGGGTGCAAGACCATCGTGAGCACGGCAGGAATTATAATCCCAGAGTGCCTTCACACGATAAGATTCACGGCCTCCCGTGCTGACTGTGGTTGTGTAGCTGCCGACTTCGTCGGTCGGTGGAACTTTGACGATGTATTTCATAATCTGCTTTCCTGTTTTTGTGTTGTTATCCTGCTCTGCTTCTGGCGGTCTCGTCAGTGAGGGCCTGACCCCCAGACCGCCCCGCGTAGGCGGGGACGGTTTCGACCTGTGGTTTATTGGATCTCGCTCAACTGCTCCAGCTCTGCTTCCGTGAAGAAGGCCCGCAGGCGCTTGGCGAACGCGGAGCAGCGGCGGAACATTTGCAGGGCTTTGATGCTGTCTTGGCTGTCCCCATACTCGGAGCACCAGTCCGCGAACGTGGCGGGGGGTGTACGCGTCGCCGCTGATGCAGGCGAGCACGTCGTACGGTTTGACGGTCTGAATGTCCTTCTCCGCGTCTGCGATGCTGCCCCAGAAGTCGAACGTGAGACGGGTTGAACCTGGCGCAGAGCAAAGCCTTTCACCTGTTTGAGGGGCTGGGGGTTTGCTGAGCGTCACCCGGTAATGGTGACCATGTTTGCCGTTGTCACTCCATGCCGGGGTTTTGCTGTCGCTGAGCGTGGCGCGGAACTTGATCCCGTTGGACGTGAGGAAGGTTTCGGCCTGATCATTGTAGAACGAACGGGCGGGGTATCGAGTGCAATACTCTTGTACTCTTGAAACCATACCCTCTCCTGCCTGCTTCAAGTGCAGGTGTTCGTGCCAGTCTGCCAGCACTTCCACCTCGGAGTCTTCTGAGTATGCCTTCGCGATACTGTCGATGCACTGACCGCTTGAGCCGTCATAATGACCGCTGGCGGTGAACTCGGCATACCCGTTGCGGTAGTTGATGCCAAAGTCAATTTGTGCCTTGCCGTCCGGGGTTTTGTAGGAGCCGGAGATGTCTTGTGCTGCCTGTGTCGTTTTCATATGTTTTGCTTTTGACGTTTTGAGCGGGTGTCGCCCCCGTTGGTTTCTGTCTCTGTCGGCCAGCGTTCACCGCTGGAAATTCTGCCGGTTTATGGGGAGAGCCGGAGTCCCTGTGTCTTTTCCTATTCCTGAGCCACGAGCCCGGCCAATTCGTTCACCGCCTCCACCTGTCCGGCCACATGCTGAGCGATAGCTTGCTCCACATTGGCGAGATATTCACGGCTGGCCTGCTCTGCGTGTGCTGCATAATCATCCGCCGCCTTGATAGCTGCCACCAGCTGAGCCGGTGTAACCGCTTGCAGCACCATCGGAGCCCGGTGGAAGATATAGGACCGTCCCCCGAATTGGTTTTCCTCTGCCCTGCGGGCGCTCTGCGATGATGGCAGGCAGTCGCCATGTAGCACGTCGTACAGAGCGTCTGGGATGCCCGGCACTGGAGGCAAAGCTGGCATGGTCACATCGTGCGGCACGTTGACGGGGGCTCCGTCGTGCCGGTAGCGTGTTTTTGTGGCTGCATTGGAGGCTGCTACAAACCGTTTGTCCGCTTTGGCAAGACGGTTTGCCACTTGGTCGGGGGTGATTTTGCTGATTTTTTCGTATGTGTTCATATTCTGCTTTCCTGTTTTTGTGGTTTTGCTTGTGCTCCTAACACCAGCGTTCACCGCTGGAAATTGTTTTAACGTACCCGTTGCGGTACGTAATACCGAAGTCAATCTGCGCTTTGCCGTCCGGGGTTTTGTAGGAGCCGGATATGTCTTCTGTGTTTGTCGTTTTCATGTTTTGCTTTTGACGTTTTGAGCGGGTGTCGCCCCCGGTTTGTTTTCTGCTAACGGAAAGAGTATAGGCTGAATCTAAACAGTGTCAAGAGTTAATGCGCGTACCCAAGCACCACGGACAGAAAGGCCAGGGCGAACAGGAGCACGATTGCAAACTGGACAAGGGCGGACGGCTCGCCGGGGTTTTTTTTTGTCGAAGGTGTTCATGGCGTTAGTTTTTGCGGTATCCGTTTGCAAGAAGAGGCTCGCCGTTGTGCGGCACATCCGCAGGCCAGGGGTGAAGCTGCCAGGTGGTGAACTCGGTTGTGCATGCCTGCATGAAGTTGCAGGCTGCCGCGTGGTTCATGGGGCGCAGGTCGTAGCGTGGCGGGAGTTTGCGCGTGATTCCTGCGCAGGTTGTTGTAGCGGTGACGGCGAAGAGCTTCATAGTTTCGCTGGGTGTTCCTTGTTCTCCGGCGCGGTCATGTCGAGGAACGCGCCATTGGTTGGATTGCAGGGAAACCACTCCCCGGTCTGGTGATTCTGGCGCTCGGCATAGGCCGCACCATGGTTTGCGAGCGCCGACCGGAGCAGGGTCATGCTTGAGAAGCTGGCGCTGACCTGCCCCTGGTTGTAGTTGATTCGGGTTGTCATGGTGTTAGTTTTGAGGGTGCGGGGTTTTAGTTGAAATGCATGGCCTTTGCGCGTTCGCGGTGCTGCGGGTTTGCCGTCAGGAAAAGCTCAATCTCGGCGGCCAGTTTGTCGATATGAGCTTGATACACGACGTACGGCGGCCCAAATGAAGCCTGCGCACGTTTGGTGCGTGTCCATTCGCGGATTTTATCGAATGCGGGTTTGAAGCTAGTCGGAATCCATTCGTCCGCGTAATCGGTGGGAGCAGAAATCATGGTCTCGTTTGTGTAGGGGCAGGTTTTCATAATGTCTGATTGTAGGTTTAAATATTCGGTAGTGGGTCAGTTTGAAATTCCGGTTTCATGATGTGAATTTGGATTCATGGCTTCTTTTTCTTTGGCTTTTTTGCGAGGCTTGAAATGATCCATGCATGTGTCCATACCGGGGGCGTGCGGCGGTCTGCTAGCCATTCCTCCACGGTGCGCACGCTCAACTCTGGCGAGACCGCCTCGGCAACCTCTCTCGCGGAGAGGTTGCCTTTTGAGGCGCGGAGGTCGTTGGCGAAGCTCATGATTTCTCCTGCTGGCAGTGGTCACACAGGGTGAGTTTGCCTTTCTCTGGGCCGTCCGTTACGCCATTGCATCCATCTTTCCAGTTGGCGCATAGCGTTGTTGGCTCAGCGCCGTCTGCTTGTGTGCCTTCGAGTTCTTTGGCTGAGGGGATTTGAGTTGTCATGTTTTCAATTGGTTTGTTGTTTCTCTGACATGAGGATTATACGTCAATGCCGTATAAAGGCAAGGACGATTTTAATTTATTTTCAAACTGACCCACTACCAAATATTCACAGTGTCAAGGTTTGTCTTTTCAGATTCTCACTTCCGCCCCGCTCTCGTTTTGAGGCGGGGCAGGGTTTGAGCGTCAAACCGGGTCAAAGCTCCCAAAGTCTGCCGCGATGCACTACAAGCAGACTCTGACGCATTGCCTGCAAGGCTGGCAGGGTTTCCCGCGGTGCGTCAACGTGTGCAAAGCTTTTGCCGCTGGCGATGTGCCGCCAGCCGATTGAGCGCGCCCGGTACGTGATTGCGTTTGCCGTGTTCACGTAGTTAAAGCAGGAATCCTTTTCGATCTTGTAGCCGATTGCGGCGGCGCGGTTCACAAGCTCCGCCGGCGTGACCTGCTCACAACCAGCGGCGATGTAGCGCGCCACTTCAAGCGCGGTTTCTTGATTGAGATACGAAGCTGGAAAATCTTTGTCGGTTTTCATGAGGTTAACTGATTTGAAGAGGGATTGAGCGGAGCATGTACTTTTTCGCCAGTCGCACGAATGCTGCTTTCCTGGGAAGCATGGCGGCGGTTGAGGCAAAGCGCGTGATTTCGCCATTCTTGAACGTGCCGTGCATGTGAGCGGTGAAGCGCGCCCCGTCACGTTTGCAGATTTCAAAGCAGAACTCGCGCACGCCGTCGGCGATGTAATCGAGTCCTACGATAGGGACGGTTTTAGCCAGTTGTTTTTGCAGTTCTGTTTTCATATCAGTTTATGGTATGCGGTTTGTCTTTTGCGGAAAGGTGCCGGTTTGTGGATTGCCGGGATCCGTTTGGGGTTTTAGCTGGACAGACTGAAGTAGATCTCACCTGCTTCCGTCTTGAAGAGGTTGGAGGAACACTGTCCCGCTTCGCAGCGATTTTTGTATTCCTGCCAGTCAATTTCGTCCAGCGAGTCTGCCCGTTTTGTCCGGTTGTGCCCGACAACCTCGTCACTCGCGACTTTGTACGCTTCGTGGCGGGAATTGTGCGGCCCATCTTCCATGCCGTTTGCTTTATCCGCCGGCGTCTGGAAGTACCAGTAGCCGGGATGGCGCTCCTCAAACTCGATTCCTTCGAGCCGGGCCGGGCATTCCCGAACGTCGCCAGCGATCCATTGAAGGAAAAGAGCGTTGATCTCTTGTGCGCTCCATGCTGCAATTTCTTCCCGAGTCCAGCCGCCGGAGCTTTTGGCGAAATCGCGCATGGCTTCCAGCTTTTCTTCCGTGTCCAGCAAGACGGTTTCCTTTGCTGCTTCAAGAGAAGCGCGCCAGGTTTCCGGCCCTGCATTCTGACCGCCTTCAGCCCGAGAATGTGAACGCTTGAACTGGTTAACAGCCATGAGTGAAGTGATATTGATTTCCATATTATTAAGGTTTGCGTGTTTTGTCTTGAGCGTCTGCCGCTCTGAAAGGTGCCGGTTTGTGGATTGCCGGGATCCGTTTGGGGTTTTAGCAGCGATTAAAGCGCGCACCCATTTTTGGGCCGGTTGCCACTTCAAGGTCAGGATACATATCCGTCACGTCTTCATGTGTGCCGCGCCAGACAAGCAGGCTTGCCTGGCACTCATCACTGCCGACTCGTGAATGCGTATCCTGCCAGCGCTCCAAGGCGTTGCGCAGTTGACGCTTGCTGGTGGCGTGCTGCACGTCAGTACCTTCAGGACTGCTAAAAGAGCCGCTTTCGCTCATTGTCTGATATGTGTAGTTCATAAGTGTGTGAGTTGGTTAACGTTTGAACCTTAACAGTGCTTTCGTTGATTCGTCAAATACATATTTTATATATTTCTTCTTTGGGGTTGAGGGGTGGAGGGTTGAAACTCACAAGAGTTTATAATTATAAGCATTTACAAGAGAGTGAGTCTTGTAAAAGTACTGTACTACTCTGTCATAAGGAAAATGTTTTTCGAGTAAAAGGTATATAATACCACAGAATATGGTGCTAAAGCTAAGAGCAGTTGCCTCTTTTTACTGGACAGAATTAGAAGGGATGAATTTAACTCTTGCAAGAGGTGTATAAAAGGTGCATAATACTTACGCTATGAAAATTATACGCCTTACCATATATGATCCCACTCACATTCGCCTCAGCAAAGCTCTTTTGCCTGCGGGGATGAATCTAACCCGCTGGATTAATCAAGCCATGTGCGAAAAGCTTGATCGCGATTGCCCCTCAACCATTGGTTTGATTGCCTCCAGCGCGGAGAAACTGGAGCCGGAGCGACAGCCTATCGACCCGCAGGCCATCCTGGCGGAAATGAAGAAACAGGATGCGGAGAAAAACCGGCCCGACTTTGGGCCGTACGTGGCTCGATACAAGGACAGCCATCCCAGCGACTACGCTATCGCTTTGGCGAATCACAAGCGAAATGGCAAAACCGGCGATTCTTTGGGGATTGAAGGAGAGCTAGAAAAATGGATGAAGCAAGATTCACGGCTGGCGTTAAGTGAGGAAGAGAAGCGCGAAATTATGGCGGAGCATGGCAGGAAGCAGGCGGAGCAGGTGCAAGCGGCTGCCGCCGTAGATCCTGATGCCATCCCCGACCATGTGAAGGGGCATCCCCTGCTCTATCAGGAGTGGCGCGACAAACGTGACGCGGAGCTTGCAGGCATCAAGGTGCCGGAGGTTTCGCCCACTGGTGAGTTGTCGGACACTGCGGAGTACCTGGAACTGTGCAAGCCGGTAAAGACTGCCAAGCCGGCAGAGGATGAGGAGGATTCATTTTGGGGAGGGTACGACAAGATCAAGAGTGCAGCGCGCAAATAATGGCACGCTGGCGAGTGATTAGGGGCTGCACGTTAACCCGTGCAGCCCCTTTCGTGTATAAAATATATACATTAGGGGGTTGCCACTGAGTACCCAGCTCACGGCATCAAGGTCAAAGTCGGCAATGGTTCTTTCCGCGATCGCGTGGAACTGAATCAAAAGCTACGCTCTCAACTCTTCCCCACCATGACAACGGGGCAGCGTAAAGGCTACTGGCTCGTTACGTTCGTATTCTAGCTCCCGGCCTGCCAGCCGATTAAAGCCGCTGCTCTCACAAGGGGCGGCGGCTTTTTCGTGCCTGCGTGAATCGCGGCATGGCAGCCATGCACTCAAACGACAAGTTGACACTTTGGGGCTGGTGCGGGTATTCTGCCGTCACATTATGGCCTATCCACAAGCAACTGAGCACTGGCAAGAAATCCAGAACCTAGCCGAGCAAGGCGTAGATGTGTCCACACTGAGCGAGAAGTTTGGGGTGAAGGAGAAAACTATATATGATAGATCGGCTCGTGAAGACTGGCAAACCCCTCTCAGGGTTAAGGCGAAACTAAAGACTTTGTCGGACAAAGCCCGAATTGACCGCTCTAACCCGCTTTTCGGGGGCAGGACGCCTTCCGAATTTTCCGATTCTGTCTTGCTTGAAACCTGGGAAACCCGTGCCGCAGACCTGCGTAACCTGTCATACTCTGTTGCAGTTGAGGCCATTAAGTCTGCCAAGGGTCAAATCGTGCTAGAGTCTGCCGGCGATCTCAAACACGCCGTACACGTTGCCAGGCAAGCCACTGGCCTCCTGGACACTGACGCGCCTCAAATCCAGCTCTCGCTGTTCGGGAATGGGGACATTTGCGGCCCCGCGATTATGGAGAATGACAGTCAACCAGTGATAGAGTTACAGCAGGATCAAGAGCTTGATGGGTTTTGGGGGTAATTGTGGTGGCTCGGAGAATGTGACGGCGCGACAAGGGAAAAAAGGTACGTACTACTGAGCTAGTTGGTAGTTTCATGGTATGCCGTGCCATGAGAGTGGATCAGTCAGGCCGGCAAGCTGATGCTGGTGCCGGGTGGTGGCGTGCTGCACTGGTGCTGAGGCGACGTGCACACGTGCTGCGGGGTGACGGCAGCAGGGACGGCGGCGCGGGTGCCGTCCGAGGGGTTGACGCGATCCTCCCTCACGCTCTCTAGGGGCGTACGTGAAATCACCTCAAAAATTATACTCTACTTCTGAATATCAACTGTTAAGTTTCAAACCTTAACTCCCAGACGCCGGCATGGGTGTATCAGCCACTGGGACCCTTCGACCTCGACCCGTGCGCCGGGAAGGCTGCGGAAATCGCAAAGACGAACCACCGGCGCAGCCCCACTCCCCAAAAATTTCACACCACTCCGGAAACTCGACTGTTGACATTCACGTAACACCGTGACAAGAGTGGATCTATGGACACTCCACTCGAACCAGCACCAAAACTATATCGCTACCACAGCTACCGGGTGGCCACAGGTATGAGCTACGACGGTGAGTACGCTGGCAGCCAAGCAGCGGCGTATTTGCAGGAGTTCAAAGTGATTAAGACCACCAAGCAGGGCCGGCGTATTGACATAGGTGGAAGCTCCTTTCACCCAGACACAAGGTGGGTGTCCAACACCTCTCGCAAACGCTACGCTCACCCCACCAAAGCAGAAGCTTGGACATCCTTCCTTGCACGGAAACGTCGGCAGGTGTCAATCCTGAAAGCTCAACTGAGAAACGCAGAAGAAGCCCTCACTCTGAAACAGCCATGAACGACGCCACCCCACCCGCGCCACGCCGCCACCCCGTCACCGACCAGCCCCGCCGCAACCGCACCAGCTTCAAGGATCTGACGGGCCGCACGTTTGGCCGCTGGTCTGTCCTTGCCGAGGTGCCCAAGACGCGCCCAGGCCAGACTCTGTGGCAATGCCGGTGCTCCTGCGGCACGGAGAAGACCGTGCTCTACGGCAGCCTCATGGACGGAGACAGCAGGTCGTGCGGCTGCCTGAAGGTCGAGAAGCTCGCCGCCGTGACCAAGCCGCTGCATGAGAGGCACAGCCGCAGCAACCCGACATGGCGGAGCTGGAGCAACCGCCGTCACCAGATGCCGCTCGAATGGCTCAGCAACTTCGACCAGTTTCTCAAGGACATGGGGCCGCGTCCCGAGGGTGCCCGGCTGCACTCACGCGATGGCCGCCGCTGGGACAAGGAGAACTGCGAGTGGAGGGTCACGGCAAAACCATGAGCACTGACTTCGACGCAGACGCCTTCTGGGGCACACCACCAACTTCATGCACTACTACAACGAATACGACAAAAACGCGGCAGCGTGGCTCAGGGAACTCATCGCACGGAAACTCATCCCCGCGGGAGAAGTCGATGAGCGGAGCATCGTTGACGTGCGCCCCGGCGACCTCAAAGGGTTCACCCAGTGCCACTTCTTCGCAGGAATCGGCGGATGGTCCCGCGCTCTCCAGCTTGCAGGATGGCCCGAGGACAAACCGGTCTGGACCATGTCATGCCCGTGCCAGCCATTTTCCACAGCAGGCCAAGGGGCAGGAACCGCAGACGAAAGACACCTCTGGCCTGTCGCCTTTGAACTCGTCCGCCAGTGCAGACCTCCAGTCGTGTTCGGAGAACAAGTCGCCTCTGCTCTCGTCGTTGGCTCGGTCAAACGACCTGTCCGCAAGGATGGGCAAAATCCTCCAGAGGAGGCTCCTGTCTGGCTCGATGGAGTATTCGTTGACCTGGAGTCAGCGCACTACGCCTGCGGGGCGGCTGTTGTGGCAGCAGCGAGCGTCGGCGCACCGCACATCCGGCAGCGGTTGTACTGGGTGGCCTACGACCAAGGCCAAGGACGGGAGGGAGTGGAGTCCCAACGCACCGCCGGGAAGCTCATCGGGGCACGGGTTGGGAGCGGTGGCGCAGATGGCGGGATGGGCGACACCAGATACCTGCGCGGGAGGGACAGGGCCGAGCCAGACGGACAGAAATTCGATGAGGCTCCAAGACCAAGTATTGGGATGGACAACTCCGAATGCCCGCGACTGGAAAGACATGGCTTCCCCGGAAGTACTGATCCGGGCGATGGATGGGGCCAAAGGGTCTGCCAATCTCCCAAGACAAGCGGCAACAATTTCTGGTCCAGATACGAACTCGTCCCCTGCCGGGACGGCAAAGCGAGGCGCATTGAACCCGGCTCTCAGCCGCTGGTTGATGGGCTACCCCGTGGAATGGTGCCAGTCGGCTCTCCAAGCGTTCAGGACGCTCAAGCAACAGGGGAAGCGCGGGTCGCCCGGCTCAAGGGATATGGAAACGCCATCGTCCCGCAAGTCGCCGCGCAGTTCATCCTCGCCGCCGAAGAAGCTTGGCACGACAGAACTGGAGAACTTCTGGGAGTAAAGCCATGACACCCACCAACCCCATCCCCTTCGACCAGATGTGCCACCACGCGGAGGACTCGTGCAGAGTCAACGGTCTCGTGCCCGTCGCCTATCGCTGGGGCGATGAGGTGCTCAAGGCGTTCAGGGCATGGCTCATCACCTGCCCGGCCCACACGAGCACCAACTACAACGTGCTGCCACCGATGCCCGCCGGAGCAGTGATGATCTATGGCGGGCTGCCCGTCTATCGCATGCAAGCCAACGGCGTTGCCTGCATTGGCCGGCGCGAGAAGCTGCTGCTCGGCATCAAACCGTTTCCACCGCCGTACTGACATGAGCACTCACTGGATCAAAACCGGCAAGGTGTGGAGCAACCGCTACCACCCGCCCATCTATCGCCCCGCCAGCACGGCGGCACATGCCAAGAAGAAACCCGGCTGGTTGAGCCAGATGACCGGCGCACGGGTGAGGCTGGAGAAAGTTTTGAACCCACAACTGGAGACCGTATGAAACCCACCACATCCGAACCCCCATGCCCCGCCTGCGGCGGCACCCCGGCGTCCCTGATCGAGGACTGCATCTCAACCGACCTCACCCCGTGGTGGCGCTACTACGCGCAGAAGCTCAATCCGTTCAAGAGGCGGCAGCGGATGGTTCCGGCTGACGACGTGAAACCTTTGGTGATTGCACTGCACCACATCGCCAACAGAGGAGGTCAGTACCTCGATGTGGCAGAAAAAGCTTACAACGATTTCATCGCCAAATACCCCACCGTCCCATGACCACTCTCGACCCCGAAAACCTCTACGTCCTGATCGGTATCTGCATCCTGCTGTTCTTCGGCTGGGCCGTCCGTGAACTCTACGTCTCGCTGACCACCACGCACGAGCAGCGTGTCCGCGTCGAGGCGCAGCGCCGCATCCTGCGCTTCTGCAAAAACCCCACCAGGCGCAACTACATCAGCGCGTGGAACTTCATCGACGACGAGCATGTGCGCCTCGGCGATCTTGACTGGCCGCTGGTGCAGCGGTTCAGCCGGATGGCGGTGCAGGCCAGCTTCGCACCGGAGGCACGGGGATGAACCAAATCAACATCCTCAAAAACGGCGAGCAATTCGCCCGAACGATTCCGCCATTCTGCGAAGAAGATGCTCAAAACGTCGCCACGATAATCAGGCACCTTCAAAGCGGAAGCTGGGTTGTTGGCAACGGTGTTTTGCAGATCGTAAACTCTGGAATGGGTGATGAACTCCTGATGGATATGATCAATTTCAATGGTCAAGTGGATCAGGTTTCGTACATCATGGCGCATCTATCGGCGATTCAAATACCGCCAAGCAAAGACGAGTGGAGCTTTGTAGAGGAATCTACCCCGTCCGCCGCCCCTTCCGCCCCGGCAGAAACCCCGGCACAGGTTTGATCTTGTTCGCGGCACGCAGCCGTTTGTAGTGGGACTTCACCGTCTGCACGCCCACTGCCAGCATGGCGGCGATCAGCTTCGGCCCGAGGGTCCAGTCGAGCTGCTCCCACACCTGCTTGTGCGTGAACTTCTTTTTGCACCCAAGGCTGCGACGCTTCCACGCGGCACGGGCTTCGATGTGTTTTTCGCAGTAGCCCCGCTTCGGTGAACGGGGCGAAGGTTTACCACCGCAGCAGGGACAGAGCCCCAGACCTTTCTTGATAATCTGGTTGCGGTATTGAGGTGAAGCATTGTTAAACTTTATCATTTGACCTTATATAGGCTGTATGCCATCATGGATCAATAGTCTATTGCGCCGATGGGCAATGTAGGCTTTTGTCCCGGCACCATGTCAACTGCCACCACACTCCTCGCCAAGCTCCCCACTGAGAAGTCTCCTCCGGTCCCGGACGTGACGGCATCCACCCGCATCAAACGTGCGTGCGATGTGGTGGGGCAATACCAGACGCTGTTCAACGAGGACTACATCGCCAGCCGCGACCGCGCCGTGGTGCAGTCCATGGCCGACCGCAACGCCCCGTACAGCGACATCATGCTGCGCTCGCTGGGCATCTCCGGCATCACCAACGTCAACTGGGGCGACCTCGGCATTGCCCAGCAGGAGGCCGAGCAGCCGTTCAATTCAATCCTCAACTCGATGTCCAACTTCGGCATCGTGCCGTTCAAGAACGGAGCCCTGCCCGACACCGAGGCCGAGGAGAAGGAGGCCATCGTCGCCGAGGAGTTGCACCGCATGATCATGCGCAACCGTGACTTCCGCTTCAACTGGAAGCTCAAGGCGCACTACTTCACGATGTGGGGTGTGGCCTTCACCTACCGCGACGACGAACTCGACTGGCGCTACAAAGTCTCCAGCCTTCAGGACGTGAAGATCCCTCGCGGCACCAAGGCCAGTGTCAACGTGGTGGACCGCATCTTCCTCAAGGCGGACATGCCGCCCTCCGACCTCTTCAGCAAGATCCAGGACCCCGCGATGGGTAAACTGGCCGGGTGGAACGAGAACGCCATCCGCCGGTCCTGCATCAATGCACAGCCCAAGCCGCTCAACACCGCCTCGCCCGAGGAGATGGAGGCGATGTGGAAGGACAACTCGGTTTACAGCGGCAACACCAACGTCGTGGTGCAAGTGGTCCACGGCTTTGTCAAAGAGGTGGACAACACGGTCAGCCACTACATCGCGGACTACACCCTCAACTCTGACGATGCCGAGTTCCTCTACGAGAAGAAGGGCAAGTACGCCAGCATGTCGGAGTTCCTCAATGCCTACCTCTTCGGTGTCGGCACCAACGGCGATTTCCACTCGATCCGAGGCAACGCCTTCAACCTGTTCCCCTCGGCCTCCGCACTCAACAAGCTGCGCTGCAAGCTGGTGGACAAAGCCAACGACGAGGCCAACACCTTCCTCGCGACCGACAACGAGGACGCCACCATTGACAACATGATTGTCCCCCGTGGTCCCTACTTCCAGCTCACCACCGGGGTCAACTTTGTTGAGCGCCCCACGCCCCCGGTCGCAGGCAATCTGGTGCCAGCCATTCAGGCGATGTCTGACGTGTTCCGCACGCAGTCCTCGGGCATGGCTCCGCGCTCCACCTCCCAAGGTGAGCAGGGGCAGAAGACAAAGTACGAGCTTCAGCGCAAGGACGAGATGGATTCGACGGGCACCAGTGACACGATGGACATGTTCATCGAGTCGTGGCATTGGGACTACCGCGAGATCGTGAAGCGCGTCATCAACCCCGAGCTTCAGCCTGAGCACCCCGGCGGCGCGGAGGCATTCGACTTCCGCCTGCGCTGTGAGCAACGGGGAGTTCCCTTTGAGCTGCTCCGTCAGCTCGACTACGACAACATCAACATCAACACGGGCATCGGTCGTGGCTCATCCGCCGAACGGCGGTCAGTGCTGAGCAACCTGAACGAGACCATCTTTGGTCGTCTTGATCCTGAAGGGCAGAACATCCTCACCCGCGACACCATCGCCGCGCAGACCGACTACCGCTATGCGATGCTGCTGGTGCCGCGTCAGGCTGGTCAACGCCCACCAGTTGATAAACAGATCGCCAACGACGAGAACCAGATTCTCAAGCTGGGCGGCGACGCCGTGGTGGTGCAGAACCAGAATCACAGCGTCCACGTCAGCACCCACCTCGAACTGCTGCAAGCCTTTGACGATGCACTGGCGCAGGTGCAAATCGAGTTGAAAGATGCCATCCCGGTGATGCAGAAAGCCTCGGAGCATTGCAACGAGCACATGAAGTTCATCGACCCTGAGAGCGAGCCCTACCGCCAGTTTAAGCAGGCGCTGCAACAACTCAATGAGGTCATCACCAACGGCGCGAAACATCTGGAAGCCGACCAGCGCAAGGAGCAGGAAGCCGCTGCCAAGGGCGAAGCGGCACCCGACACCAGCGAAACGCCCCCCGGCGTGTTCGGCCAGGCGGTGGACGCCCGTGCGCGGCTGGCCATGCAGTCGCAGGAGCACCAGACGGATCAGGAGATCAAGAAACGCGACGCCGATCAGAAGCTGCTCATCAACGACGCCTTTGCCAAGCAGAAGCTTCAGCATGAGCAGGCCAGGTTTGAGCTTCAGACCTCCCAGCAACAGCAGAAATCAACCCAGCCCAAACCCACCGCATGAACACGGCAGTACTCACCAGCCCCGCCATCCACGATTTCAGAAACTCCGCAGTGCTGCGGGAATCCTTGGCGGAGGAACTGAAACTGCCCGGCATCTCGGCCGCACTGGAGGCGCTGGCCCGGAACATCTCAGATTTCTCCACGCCCGAGCCCATCCCCGGTCTGCATCCCGACTCGGTGGTGGCCCGCGAGTTCTGCACCAAGCGCGGCAACCAGCAGATCCTGAACACTTTGAAGGCCATGACCGTGCCCGTGGGCAAGCATGCGCTTGAGACCGAGATCGCCGGCATGCCTGCCGCATTCGTCGGCAACCTGCCAGCCGAGTACCAAGATCCTCGCCCGCCGAGCCAGCGGACCAAGTAAAGCCTGAATTTTTATGGACCCTACCACCACTGCCGAAGCACCCGTCGATCTCGACATGGGCGCACTCTCCGCCGCCCTCGCCGCCAGCCAACCTCAGATCAACCAGCCCGCTGGTGCCGCCGAGCCGCTGCCAACTCCTGAGCCGCCGAAGCCAGCCGAGGCAGCACCCGTCGAAAAGCCTGCGGATACCAAACCTGCTGAACCTGCCAAGACTGCGGCGGAAAAGAAGAAGGGTCTCGACGCGCTCACCGGTGAAAAGAAACCTGACGCCAAGCCGGAGGACAAGAAGCCCGACGAAGCACCCGCCGAGCCCGAGGTGGACATCTCCAAGATGGGCAAGCAGCAGCAGGAGGCGTTCATCGCCATGCGGCAGGCCAACAAGCGTGCGCTGGAGCAGGCCAAAACTGCACAGGTCAAGGCCGAGAAGCTGGAGAGGGAGTTGCAGGAGGCACGCAGCAACCCCAAGGACCGTCCCGAGACCTTGGAAAAGCTCAAGCGTCTGGAGACGTGGGAGAAAGCGCAAGAACTGCAAAAGTCCGACGACTGGCGCACCACCATCACCGAGCCCGTGCGGCGTTCGCTCGCCACCCTGTCCAAGATCGCCGACCGCGCCAAGATCGACCCGGCGAAGCTCGAAGAAGCCACCGACATCGAGGACGAGTTCGACCGTCTCGACGCCATCACCGCTCTGTTCGACGCCGCCGAGGCACCCGTCCCGGCGCATCTCGTCACCAGCGCCATTCAGGAAGCGGCCAAGCTGCATCCGATCTACGCCAAGGCCGCGGAGTTGAAGAAGAATGCCCAGGAGACGTTGTCCAGCCTGAACCATCAGACCTCGCAGCAGAAGGAGGCCGCCGCCAAAGCCGCCGAGGCCGAGTATTCCCAGCACCACGATCACATCTATGGTCAGTTGACCGAGAAGATGCCGTCGCTGTTCCGCGATGAGGAGTTTGCCGCCGAGGTGAAGGCCGCACGCCCTGGCACCGACCCCGCCGACCGCGCCTACGAGGCACAGGCCGCCGCCATCCTGCCCAAGGTGTGGGAGCTGCTGCTCGCCGAGAAGGAAAACTCCGAGCGGGAGAAGAAGGCCAAGCTGGCTTTGCTGGGCACCCGCACCACCATCACACCGACCACCGTTTCGACCAAGCCCGTCAGCGCGGACGACGTGGAGCTGGACGAGGATGGTCTCACCAACGCCCTGAACTCTATCAAAGGGCAGCGGTAAACTTTCAACCCCATACCACACAATATTATGACATACGAACCTCACCAGCAAAGAGTTATCGACGAGAAAGCTGAACTCGACGACAAAGCAAAGAAGCTCAGCGCATTCATCAGCGAGAACCCTCTCTTCGAGAAACTGGACGCGGTAGAGCAAGAACGCATGAAGGTCCAGAATGATCTCATGTGGCAATACTCGGAAGTTCTCGGACAACGCATCGCAGCATTCACTGCGTAAACTTTTATGAACACTGACACAGGATACCTCGTACCGGATTACCAATCCATCCCCGCAGAGATGAAGGACAAATTCATCCCGGTTTCCCGCGATCTGACGATGCGGGAAATGCTCAATAAACACATCAATATCTACTCTCCCTGTGCTTGCGGCAGCGGGAAGAAGTTCAAGTTTTGCTGCAAAACCACACCCACACCACCATGAGCAACGAAAGCACCCCAACACCAGACCAACAAGAAGCATATGTTTTTCAGACGAAGCAATGGCGCAAAGACCTCGACGAAGTTCTTCAGCGCATCAAGCAAGGCAGCGACAAAAATTTCACCGGGCTGCGTGACCCAGATCACCCCGTGCGTTCCAGTCGCGAGCGCAGCCTGTCTGTGACGAAAATCGAGGAAGCCATCATGTGGCTGGGTATGGACTTGAAGGCGCAGAACACACCGAATCCCTACCCTCAGAGTTACAATCCTGGCTCCACCGCCATTGAACCAACTGCGGACGGGCTGAAGATGTAAACTTTCGCCCTTGCTTTTTGAGCAGGATCGGGCCATCGTTTGGCAGGTAGCTGTTGGTTTTTACACTTCCCTCCTTTCAACATCGCGGGTCGGCTCTGGGTAGCCCTGGCACGGATGGGACGGTAGCTACCTTTTTGCGGTCATGCGATGCAACTCGATCTGTCCACTGAAGTCCGGTTGTCCAAGTGTGAACTCTCCCGAGGCCCAGTGACGGGGAGGATGCAGGAGGACGACCGGGCTTCTCACTTTTCGGGTGCAAATATTTTTGTTTGACACTTTATAGCAAGTATATATAATACCTCATATTGAAGCGTAAAAAGCGCCCGACCTTCAACGGGCATCCAAGTTAGATCGGAGCGTAAACTACGCCAGGCCACCTCCCCTGACACCAAGCAACTTGCCTTGCTTCGCGTCATCGGGGTTTCACCACGGTCGTTGAGCAGGCACACCCACCTCTCACTATCCACGACCATGGCTGCTCCACTTCTCGACCAGTATTTCATTTCCGACGCCGCCCGTATCCAGGGCAAGATCGACCAGATCATGCGCGTCGAAGGCCGCATCTCCGCCCTCGTAAAGAAGGATGTCCTGCCTGACGGCATGGGCTTCAACTTCAGCACGGTGATCACCAAGCGTTCCACCGGTGTCGGTGGTGGCTGGGTGGCCGTCTCCACTCCGAACGGCACCGGCAACAACTGCGTTCCCACCCCGACCATCGTGTCTCCGGCCCGCACGCAGATCAGCTACTCGGCCACGCAGACGACTGTGTACTCGGAAGACATCTGCTTCCGCGATCTCGCCGCCGCCTACGACGCCCGTGACCAGCTCAAGACTGACCGCGACAACTTCGTGGCGAACATCAAGGATCTCTGGGACATCCAGGACAAGGAACAGTTCACCTACTGGGCCGGGCACAAGATCGTCTTCAACGGTTCCCTCACGGAGACGACCAACGGCACCACGATGCCCGCGACTGTGGCCACCAGCACGATCAACCAAGGTCTGCTTGATGCGCTCTACAACCGCGCCACTCAGGACGGTGCCGGCAGCGAAGCGTCCTACGCCAAGCGCCAGGGTGCCCCCATCCTGCCGCTGATCCTCTCTCAGGAAGCCCACCGCACGATCATCAAAGGTGATGACTCGATCCGCAATGACTTCCGCTGGGCTGACTCTGGCAAGTCTGACGGTGCTGTCCTGCTCCAGTCCTGGGGCATCGACCGTGAATACGGCGGATACCACCACATCATCGACCAACGTATGCCCCGCTGGGACTTCGTCAACGGTGCCTGGGTCAACCGTCCGTTCTACGCCAACGTCGCCACCACCATCGGCAACGAGGCGGACGTGAACCCCGACTACCTTGCCGCCCAGTTCGAGGACTTGTACCTCTTCAATCCTGATGTGATGACGCGCCAGGTGCCGAAACCCGCGACCAGCTTTGGTTCCGGCTCCAGCGCCAAGGCCATCAGCTTCAACGGTGAAGTGGTCTGGCTCAACATCCCGAACAAGACGGACAACCCGTTCAGCGACATCGGCTTCTTCGCCGCCCGCCTCTACGCCGCCTACAAGCCCCGCAAGGTGCAGTATGGCTACGTGGTCCGTTTCCTCCGCTGCCCGAACGTTTCCGGCACCGTCTGCCCCGCCTACTAAGAACAGGCCGGTAGCGGCAAAATCTGAGGCGGGAGCTTGCATCATGCGAGTTCCCGCCTTCTTTTAAACTCTCACCTCTCAAACACCATGGCTCAGATGATTCTCATCCCCCTTCCCAAAGGCTTCGACACCACGCAACACAAGGAGGGGGAGACATTCGACATCCCCGTCACGGTCCATCTGACACCCCAGGGGCTGGAAGTGGAGGCCGTCGATGGTGTGCCCGTTGAGTCCAACGAGTCTCCACAGGAGGAGGCCGCCGAAACCGACATGGACGAAGAAGGTCTGCAACGCGCCATGGGTCGTGGCCAACCACCGATGGAGGAGGGCATGGCATGACCGTCACTGACATCACCGGACCCTCCCAAGATGCCGCAGCACTCGCGGTCATCGGGGCCACCGCCTTCGCCGACACTGAGGTGGGGCTGCTCCAACAACTTCTCGTCGCAGTTGCCAATGCGCCATGATTCTCTCCACTCTGTACGGCCTCACTCAAGCCAACGCCGCCCGCGCTCTGATCGGCGGCGACGTTCTTGCTGATACCCGCAACGAACTGCTCAAGCAGTTGGTCGTGGCTGTGGCCAACAAGGCTGGTGGAGGTGGTGGACTCCCCGCTGGCAGCACGATCACCGACATTATCAATCAGGTGGTCAGCCCGACTGAATATTCAGTTGGTTATCTCGGCATCCCACAGAACAGCAAGTCTGCCGACTACACCACAATCCTCACGGATTCAGGTAAGCACATATACCACCCGTCAGCGGACGCAGTTTCTAGAACGTGGACCATTGCAGCCAACGCCAGCGTGGCCTACCCCATTGGAACGGCTCTTACTTTCGTCAATGACACTTCTGCGGGTGACATCACCATTGACATCAATGCCGATACCCTGACTCTCGCCGGTGCAGGCACCACAGGACCTCGAACTCTCGCCGCAAGCGGCATGGCCACGGCGATCAAAGTCACCTCAACCCGCTGGATGATCTCTGGCAGCGGACTCACTTGAACCAATGGGCGCTACTCAACAGGCTCTACTGGCAACCCCGATAACCGGGTCATCGGATGCTCCAGTGATCACGGGCTGGGGTGAAGGCTTCGATGGCTCCAACTTGGGCAGCTTCTACGAAGAGGCGGTAAATCTTGCGTGGGACTTTGTGATTGGCGCTGATGAGTATAAGCTTTACAGAGCAACAGCTCCTGATTCTTCATCCCCTCTTGGAGCTTACACATTCTTTTCAGAGTTTCCAGATGCTCTCTACCGAGATTCTTCCGTGAACTGGGCTTCTGGCGCAAGCTATGGATATAAAGTCACCGCTCACATTGGTTCTTCTGAATCAGGGTTTAGCAACTCACTCAGATTCGATGTCACGGTTCCACCACCTCCTTCTTCAAGCTACTACCTGCGCCCTGACGGCGTGAGCTATTACCACAGACCTGACGGCACTAGCCGCTACACCCGACCTTAATACCATGTCCGACTTCACAGTTTCAGCAGACATCGACACCTTCATGCAGGCGGCGGATGCCGCAGCCGCAAGGGCGACCCTTGGTCTTGGCACCTGCGCGACAGTTAATGCCGGAGCTGGAGTCGGCACAGCCCTCGGTGTGGATCTTGGTTCCGCAGGCTCTGTTCTCGTCACTGACTATGCCGCCGACGCCGGCAGCACTGATGCCTATGTCGCCACACTGAACCCAGCGCCCGCGACCCTCGTCGTTGGAGCGCATTACCGCTTCATGGCAAACACGGCCAATACTGGAGCGGCAACGATCAATTTCAATGGCCTGGGCGCGAAGACCATCGTTAAAGCGGCGGGAGGCATAGCGACTCCGCTCGCTGATAATGACATTCGAGCAGGTCAGTGGGTTGATGTTGTCTATGACGGAGTCAACATGCAGATGCAATCAACTCTTGGAAATGCGTCTGGTGGAGGTGGTTTGGCTAACATCACCGAGACTCTGCTGACAGCCTCTCCAAATGACACGGTCAATGTAGTCCAGTTGGCTGCGTCAGGCGGCACCACAAATGTTGACATCTGCCTGACACCTAAAGGATCAGGAGCCTTTATCATTGGGCCTCCTCCAGACGCAGGAACCACTGGTGGGAATAAGCGAGGGGCTAATGCTGCTGATTTTACATACGACAGAACATCAGCTACACAAGTCGCGTCTGGCATGGGGGCTTTGTGCGGAGGTAGGCGAGCTACTGGGTCAGGCACTGAATCAATAGCCTGGGGATTTTCCTGCACAGCAGTAGGATCACAGGCGATAGCCATGCAAGCATTCACGACAGCCAGTGGTGATTATGCCGCTGCTTTGGGGTTGGAGTCGCAGGCGACTGCTCAAAATACCTTTGCAACAGGTTATGGGTCAAAGGCAGATAGGTACTCGATGTCGTCGCATGCCAGTGGTTACTTTTCAGCAACTGGAGATGCGCAAGCTGTGAGATTTGTTCTGCGCACTAAAACCACCACCAATGCCGCCGTTGAGATGTTTCTCGATGGTGCTTCTACGCGGCTTACCATCCCCGCAGGCAAAGGGCTCTACGGCATCGTGAAAATAATCGGCATAAAAAGTGATGGCAGCGTGGCTGCAACTTACACGCGGCAAGTTGCCATCAAAAATGTGTCGGGAACAACCGCTCTAATCGGCACAGTCAATACCATCGGCACCGACGAGACTGGCAGCACCTCCCTTTCCATCACCGCCGATGATACCAACGATGCGCTGAACATTTCCCCCACCGGAATCACCTCCGAAGTCTGGCGCTGGGTGGCAACCTTTGAAGGCGTTGAAATAGCTTACGGATCTTGATCTATGAAAACGATTGGACTCATACCCTCACTGGCCCTGGCATCCCTTGAGCAGGATGCCAAAAACAATTGGCTCAATGTGCCTGCGGGCCAGACTGTGGTGCCGCTGGTGAAGATTGAAAAGCCCGTTATTTCCGCAGGCATTGGCTACGAGCCAAAGCTTGTCTGGTTTTCGGATCGAGTCGAACGCCAATGGAATCAGATTGTCCCCGTGATTACGGTGCCTGAATCCGTATCCAAGGTGGGAGTGCTTCTCGCGATGGCTGAAAAAGGCCTCTACACCCCTGATGATCCAACATCCGCGCTCACTGCCGCAATCGCCAGCATGTCTGACCCTACACAGAAAGCGGCCACGCAGATTTTCTTCCAATTCGAAACAGTTGTGAAGCGATTCCACCCCGTAGTGCTTGGATTGCAGAAGACCTTGGGGCTGGACGATGCGGCTGTCGATGCCCTGTTTGTGGCGGCGAAAGCGAAGGATAACCAACCATGAGTCTCTCCACCCCCTATGGCCTCACACAAGCCAATATCACCCGCGCTCTGATCGGGGGTGATGTGATCGCGGACACACGCAACGAGCTGCTCAAGCAGTTGATCGTCGCAACCGCCAACAAGACCGGCGGGGGTGGCGGTGGCACAGGTAATGTCGTCGGCCCAGCTTCCTCGACTGACGGCGCTGTGGTGCTGTGGGATGGCCTCACGGGCAAGCTGCTCAAGGATAGCACGGCGTTCATCACCGGTTCCGGTACTCTCGCGTTCGGGGTTGGTCCGTTCACGCTCACAGTGCCAGCCACAGGCACGGCGGCGCTCCTCGAAGTTTCCAACATCTTCACATTAGGGCAGACGATTCAGGCTCCGGTGGGCGCTTCGGCGCTGACGCTGACAGGTGGGACTCAGACGGCCAACTTCCCGGTTCTGGCTGCGACGCAGACGTGGGATAACGCGGCTGTGGCGTTCAGGGGGATTCAGCTCGATGTCACCAATACTGCAAGCGATGCCGCAAGTCGCATCCTGTATCTACGAGTCAATGGCATCAGTCAGTTCACTGTTTCGGCTGCTGGTGCGCTCAGAATTGGGGATACAACGGTAGGTGACACACTGAATTTCAGGAGTGACATTGGATTTCTGAACATCAATGGTTTTGGTGGGCAGTCGGGCACAGCTATTGGTGGTGAGACTTATCTGTCGGGCATCAACTTCGGCAAAAATTCCGGCATACGGTGGACGAATGATGGAACCGCATCGACTCCAGACCTTCTCCTGAGTCGCGATGCCGGTGGAATTATGTTCCTGTCCGATGCAAATTCAGGCGGAGCCACGCTCCAGATGGCAGAACAGACCGCCCCCGCCGCCCCCGCCGCCAGTCAAGTGCGTATCTATGCCGCGAACAATGGCGCAGGGAAAACTCAACTCATGGCCTTGTTCTCCAGCGGGGCCGCACAACAAATCGCAATCCAGCCGTAATGAACAAGCCCGACACCACCACCCAACGCGCCATCATTGAAAATGCGATCAAGTCCATCGAGGCCGAATGCTACTCGCTCACCCTCTCCGGCGAGGCGATGAAGACCATCGGCCTGGTAGAGAAAGCGACGGAACTTGGCGAGCAACTGGCCAAGTCCATGAAGCTTCACGCTTTCTACACGGTCAAGCTGAACGAACTTCCCCAATGATCCTCCCCATGGGACCGCCCACCGCCATTCTCACAATGCCAGAAACTCACAAAGCTTTGGGCGTCGATCCCTCCGAATGGAACGCCTGGATCGGTCTTGGAGTCGCCCTCGGCTCGGGGGCTTTGTGGTTGTGGCGTCACAGTCTGGGAGCACTCTTCATGTGGGGATGGAACTTCGTGCGCGCACCCCTGCTGATCAAGGAGCAGAACGTCCTGATCCACTCTCTGCTCGAAGAGATGAACAAGGTGAAGCACCAAGCTGAATACGCCGTGGCCATGTCCCGCGTTTCGTGGTCCTTCGTGGAGCGCCCTGTGCTGCAATGCGACGCTCTCGGTCTATGCGTCTTTGCCAATGACTTTTCCGTGCGCCTGCTGGTGCGCCAGCAGGACGAGTTCTGCGGCTCCGGCTGGCTGACTCTGGTACATTCGGAGGATGCCGAGCGGGTGGAGCGGCTGTGGCGGCAGTGTGTTGCCGACAAGCGCAACTTCGCCCACACCTTTCGTCTGGTGGATCGCAGTGGAAGATCCACCCGTGTTTTTGACCGGGCCGAGATCCTGTATGACCGTGACAACGTCGTGCTCGGGTGGTATCATCTGATGTCGGTCGCCGACTCCTGACATGAAAAAACCCCCCGTCATCATTGCCATCAACGGCATCCGCACCAAGCAGATTTACTCTGCGTGGCCACGCCGGTTCGACTGGTGGCTCGATGCCAACCTCGACGAGATCGCGGTGGCCGAACGCTACGAATATGAGTGCTCGGCGTTGTTCAGGTTCAAGGGCCAGCGCGCCCGAGTCGATGAACTGATCGAAATCGTCAACGGCTATAAGAACAACGATCAGGACATCATCTTGGTGGGGCACAGCAACGGCTGCGACATCATCCAGCGGATACTCAACATGGGTATCCACGTCAGGGAGGTCCACTGCTTCGCCCCTGCCGCGTTCGAGGCTGACTTCTCCCGCGCTATCGAGCGCAAGGCCTGCAAGCGCATCTTCATCTACGGCAGCACCAATGACCGGGCTCTGCGTCTGGCCCGCGACACGCAGTTCCTCACCCGCACACTGTCTTTTCTGCTGCGCCCCTTTGGAGTGCCCCAGCTTGGGTACGGCTGGCTTGGGCTCAACGCCGCAGCGTTCGCTGCCCAGCACCCGGACATCGTTACTGATTGCAGCAACAACCGCTTCGACCACAGTACTTGGTTCGAGGAACAGTATTTTGACAGCACCATGCTCTTGTTCGAGGCCAACTACACGTCAAAACAAGGGTTGGCTCCCGTCTCTCCCCCACCTATTCTCGTACCGCCCACTCCAACAACCGATATGAAAACAACCCTCCTCTCCCTCCTCGCCCTCTGTCTCGTCTCCTGCGCAAACGGACCATTGACCAAACAGCAGGCCGCTGCTGACGCCCTCTCTGTCGCCGCTGCCGCCGCCAATGGCTTCCTCGCTGGTGGAAAGGCAGGCGCGCTCCTCGGCCTCACCACGCAAGAAGTCGCTAACCTCAGTGCCCTGGCTGCCAAAGCCAAGGTCACGGCCAATGCGACTTCGCCAGCCCCGGCACCCGTTCCAGCAGCACCCCCTGTGAAGTAATATTGCCATGCACGCCTACAAAGCACTTCTTGCTCCAGTGAGCAACCGGGGTCGTCCTCCGGTTGCGTTCTTGGACGCGCTGGTGTCGTGGCTGCGCACTGCACCCGAAGACATCTTCGCGTCCAACAAGGACCCCGAGGATGTGTTCAACCGGCTGGCCCCGCTGCTGGGTCCGTGGAACTCCCCTCTGCACCGTCGCGCCGCCATGGGCGAACTGCTGCGCTGCCTGGCAGGTTTTGAAAGTTCATGGCGCTGGAACTGCGGGGTGGACACCACCAACAAGACCAGCATGCGCCTCATCACCGGGCAGGAGACGGGCATTTTTCAAGTGTCGTGGGATTCACTCGGCCTCGATCTGGCAGGCACGGACGACGTGGACGACCTGCATCAGTGCGTGCTGCGCTACTGTGGCAGTCTGAAGGTGCAGACCTTTATCAGCCTGATGAAGTCCAACCACCTTTTTGCCCTTGAGTACTGCGCACGTCTGCTGCGAAACTCATTTTTCTGGGATGGTCCGATCAAGCGGCACGAAATTGACTCCTCCCTCACCCGCGAAGGCGTGGAAGAACTTCAACAGCTCCTCACCTAAACCATCATGGCCAAGAACCTCTACCTCATCCGCCTAGACGGCACCTACGCCCGCTATACAGGCATTGTTTCGGACCCTGTGCTTACTCCATTGGCCGCCGATCCATTGGCCCCCGATCCGGGGGCCATGCAAGGCATGGGCGAGCCCTACCGCGACATTCCGGTCTGCGGCACCACGCTCAGTGAAGACTCGGTCTCCGTGCAGTCCAACACGGGAGTGACCTTCACCGCCCCCGCATTCATCTCCTCCATTCCCGGCCCGGCAGGATTCTCCGGCACCTTGGGCATCGTGGAGCCGGATGATGTAGCGCACGTCGCGCCACGCCAAGCCGTTCAGACTTACACGTTCTGGAAATTCGATTTTGGGGTAGTGGCGGGCTCGCCTCAATACGCCTACGCCGAGTTTCGCCGTGGCGACATCATCGCGGACACCGCGCCAAACACCGATCCAGCAGTCTGATGTCCTCGTTCAAACCATCGAACCCGCCGAAGTCTCAAGCCACTCCGTCCAAACGGGATGAGGGGCATTACTTTGGCATGGTGCCCACGCCGAACCCTCGCGAGATGGCGTTCATCGTGAAGGAGACGGCGGCCACGTTCAACCCGGAGCAGGTGCCTGAGGTCGGCACCGCCTACAAGGACAGCGCCTTCTTGAAGGTGAGGCCGCGCATTCAGTTGCAGGGATTCGAGGACTATCAACTTTTGAACGTCGGACGCGATGGCGACTACCTGTGGTTCAAGTATGGCAAGAACAAGGTGCAGAGCGATCAAGGTACCAAGTTCCGCACCTACTTCACTAACCGCCGCTTCACGTGGCCGGCGGTGCTGGAGGATTTGTATGTGGTGCAGACCAGCCAGTTCGTGCAGGCTGTGTTCGACGGCAGCACCACTCAGACCGAGCCTAGCTATTTCCCACGCTACACTTTTCGCCCCGCTGCCTCGGTCAGCTCGGTGGTCATGATCGAGCAGTTCCTGTCCCCCGTCGAATGGTCCAAGGCTGATGTGACGCACCGCCAGCCTATCCCCACCAGCGTCCATGCGAGCTGGGTGGGTCTGGAGTTTGACTTCCAAGAGTGCTTGCACCCCGACATCGTCATTCCTGAAAAAGTGCCCGGCGCAAAGGTGGTGCCCGGCGTTGGCGTGCTGGCGTCTCCCACGGCGCGCAACCTCCAGCGGAAGTTCATCCCGCAGACCAACTTCACTGATTGGGCTCCGTTCATTTACGACGATGCCGTTGAGCCCACTGACGGGTTCTGGCTGCGCGAACGCGTCACCTACTTTCCACCGATTCGTCCACCCGACGTTTACACATGATCACGACCACGGCAGGAACCTTCCAACCAGACAGCCCTTTCCAGCGGAGAAGTGTTCCGCAAGGATATGGCGGCGTGGGTGTGGACTTCTCCCGTTCGGGTGATGGGTTCCACGTGGTGCCGCGTCCGAAGGTGAGTTCATCTCAGTCGGGAGCGGGTGCTCGCGGAGCGTCGGGGCCTACCGGCCCCGCTTCTACTGTTCCAGGCCCCACAGGCCCTACCGGGTTGCAAGGAATTCAAGGCATTCAAGGTCCCACAGGTGCGGCCTCCACTGTTCCAGGCCCCACCGGCCCGATGGGGCAGCAGGGACCTGGGGGCGTACAGGGACCCACTGGCCCAAAGGGGAGTTTCGTGAAGACCGAGTCGGGCATCTACGAATTGGCTTGTGCAGAAGGTACGCGTCCATATTTTTTCCATGTGCGGGCCATCCCCGAACCCATCCCGGCCGCCTTCCTCCAAACCATCACGGGCGAGTTGCTGCGATTCCCCTCCCACGATGGCAGGCACGAGCTTTGTCTTGCTGTCCGCAAAGAATTTCCAGACTGGTTCATGCCGCAGTCCAACGAAAAACAGCGGCTGCACTCAGTGCAATGGTGGGGTAATGAATACCTGCCTCCCGATCAGCGAGGACCTTCCGCATGAGCACTTCTACTGGCGACAACGAGAAACCCTACTGCGTGGCTTTGGTTGCCATGGGACCGAGCCATGCCGAGTACGTGAACGAGTGCCTCCATAAATCGTCCCGCTTTGCCGTGGCTGACGAGACGTGGGCGATCAACGCCATGGGAGGAGTCATCAACCACGACCGTCTCATATGCATGGACGCGCTGCCCTACTTCGCCAAGGCTGCCCGCTCCAAAAACCCCGCGCTCGCGGGATATGGCGACTGGCTGCACCGGCATGCCGGACCCATTTACACCCAGCGTGCCTATGAAGGTTTCCCCGGATCGGTTGAGTACCCCCTGAAGGAGGTGCTGCAAGCCTGCGGCTATGCCTATTTCAACAACACGGTGGCCTACGCCGTGGGTCTAGCCATCCTCATGCAGGTGGAGCATCTGAAGCTCTACGGTTGTGACTTCACCGCAGGTCAACATGCCGATGGGCAGAGCGGCAGAGCATGTGTAGAGTACTGGCTGGCCATCGCCTGCACCCGTGGGATGAAAGTCACCATCGCTGCCACCTCCACCCTTTGCGATCAGAAAAGCGGGCAAGTGCTCTATGGTTATTCCACTCCTCCCGATTTGACTCCCGCCCAGAAACCCATACCCTGAGCCCATTATGTCCGCCCCACACACAGAAGAGATCCGCCGCAAGCGGATGGAAGCCGAACAGCAAGGTGGTCATCTGCTCGGATACGCCCCCAACGGCGGAGCGCCGATGCACCGGTCCACAGGGTATTACAAAGCTCCGTACAGCGACATCGACTACAACAAACTCTTGAACGCTGGAATGCGCGAAGAGGAGGCATTGGCGGAAGCTCAACGTCTGCATCGCGAGGGGAAACGAATTGACCCTGACGG